ATGGTTGACAATGTTTTTAAGAAGAAATTGGCATCAATTAAGAACGAACATGTGTCGGTGTTAGATAGTTACAAAGTAAGATCATTTAAAGAGACTCATAGCGACACGGCCTGTATTGTGCGTATTATTGAAATATATTCACTGAATAAGCTGCGAGCTAAAGGTGAAAAGCTGTATTCACTTACGGGGTTAACAGTACCTGATACGGAAACTGTGGCGAATGAGATCAACCTGCTCCTGAGCCGTTATGCCCAGTTGTGTCGTCAGGAAGAGGAAGAGTTATCTTTCCGGCAGCGTGAAGTGACAAATGCGGAAGTTGCATGGAAAAGCACATTCTCAAAAAACGGCGTCAGTAGCATTGCTGAAGCCAAAACGAATAAAATGGGGCATGCTGAACGAGCGGATGCTGAACGGTATTACCATCTGGCTGTTTCCCGGTTGAATGAACAACATAGTCGATTGAGCACGATCAAGCTTTTGCCGGGAGTACTGGCCGATGAAGGAAACTACATTGGGAAGGGAATCGATAAGCGTTTACTGAATATATTTCCTCAATCCGGCCAGATCCCTGCTGATTTTATTTCTGTATTTAATGACAGTGACGTTGTCCGTGATATTAAATTTATTACTGATGCACTCAAGTCTTTATCTGATTCCGTGAGTGAAATTATTAGTCGTTGTAGCGTTCCAACTGATCGTTATGTATTAAATAACGGTGGAATGGCAAGAGCTATGGCTTACAGGGAGTACTATCGAGCAGATAATTATGTATTACGTTCAGTCGTAAGTGACCGGGATTATGTTGAGCATGTAATGAAATACAATCTGGTTACTGAGTACAAAAATAAAATCTTTTCTTAAATACTTAAAAAGGTGAAAAACTATGTATGCCTTCAAAACTGAAAGGCCGGACGCAGCACGTCGTTATCATAATAAATTCGTCACTGGCACTAACTATCAGGAAGAATCAAACAGACGCTTTGCATTAAGCGAACCTACTGAAAATATACTGCGTACCTCAATTCTGGAATCCGGGTGGCTTATTAAAAATATTACCCTACGTGATGTTAACGCCGTGTCAGGTAATGCCGTCAATATTGGTGCCAGTGAACTGTATACCGGACGTGTGGATGGTGGCCGTTTCCACAAAAAAATGGCAATCAATGGTACGGAGTTCTTTCTGACAGAGACGGATACCTGCGCCCGGATCAGCTATTCCGATATGTCTCATATTTACCATACCGGCGTGCCGGATGAGTTTGAGAAAACGGTTGAGAGCTTTTTTGCCCAGGCATATGCGCTGGACATGCTGCGGGTCGGTTTCAACGGTGTGTCGATTGCAAATACTACAAACCCGGAAATCAATAAAAAAGGCGAGGATGTCAATATTGGCTGGCATGCACTGGCGAAAGCCTACGGGAACGGAAAGCAAATCATCTCTGAGCCTGTCACTCTGGGAGAGACTGGCACCTGGAAAAATATTGATGCTCTGGCCAACCATCTGATTACAGAGCTTATTGCTGAGCAGTTTCGTGAAGATCCTCGTCTGGTTGTACTGGTTGGGGCAGAGCTGGCAGCACATCAACGCCTGAAGTTATTTAATGCCGCAGACCGCCCGTCTGATGTGAATGCGGCACAGATGGCTACAAGTTCTGTTGCTGGCCGCTTTGCGTTTATTCCCCCGTTTATGCCGGGTAAGCGTCTGGCAGTAACGACGCTGGATAATCTGCATATTTACACTCAGGCGATAACACGCTGGTTTCGTGCTGAGTTTGATGATGAAAGCAGTGAATACGTGCATTCCTACCTGCGCAATGAAGGTTATGCACTCGGTGAACCTGAACTGTACGCGGCTGTTGATGAGTGCACCCTGACGTTTGCGGATTGACTTAGCGACAGAAAGACCCGCTCAGAGGCGGGTCTCGTTTACAGCATCAGGAAAAATGAAGAACTATTTTTAAGCAGAGGCTTAAGCATGCCAGCGTTAATTAATCCAGGCAATGATCAGTTTTCGGTTATAAATTTCTTGCCTCACCAGGAATGCGCGGGATATAGTTTAAAGGTTGCCGCAAAATCGGCAGCCGGGCGTAGGAACCCGTGTTATCTGAAGGCGATACTACACGCGCTAGGCGTGTTTTTTTGTGTCGCAGCTTTGACTCACCTAAAATTTATGGTGTGGTGGCTGATTGTATTTTTTTATTTTTTACGCCACATCATCAGAATTATGGTAGTCCAGGCGGGGCAGCTTTCGGGCTGGCCGGTATCCTTCAGAGCCGGTATTCCTACCCCCGTCTGGGCTACCACCCATGAGCGTAGGAACTCCGGTGGTAGCGTTACCCGCTATCTGAAGGAGGTTGCCATTATGGCTACAGTCCCTGCTTTATCTCACCCTGAATTTACCTTTGTCTTTCTGGCTGTCCGCCGTACAGACCGTGATGCCCGTCCACGCCCTGTGCGTGTAATCGCAGAATGCGAGCATGCTGCACGCCTTAAACTTGCCACTGAATTTATCCTGAGCTTTGCTGCCCGTATCCCTGTGAAAAGAGCCGGGGAGGTGGTTGCATGAAATCCATGAATTTTAAGCAAGGCTGCATATTGAGTGAACAGGGGGAGAGTCGTCTGTTACGGGCGGCACTGGCCAGTGAGTTTCTTGCAGAGGTCTTGTCCGTGCCCACAGTGAATGGAGCGAGAACTGTTTCAGCGGAAGGCGCTGCGGCTTTAGTGGCCTGTATTGCCGAACAACTGGATGGCGTTGTTAAGGAAACCAGCACAATTAAGGGAGTGATGCGCGATGAATAATAATCAAAATTTAAAGGCGCATGCTTTACGAACAGCAGTCTTACGCTACTACATTGCTGATGCATTCATTTCCTTAATGGTGCGTGTTCATAATGAACCTGTTTATATTGAAGATGGCGAACGAATAGAACTCTCCCACGAAAAAGTGGTGAGTAATATTATTTACCATATTGAAATGCCGTGGGTGAATGAGTTTGGGGCTGATGCTGGTTGCATACTGGCCGCAGAGAAACTGGAAAAAATGCTTAAACCAGGCTTTATGTCAGAAAATATTCGCCTGTCAGTTTTTGGTGTCACAGAGATGCGTGAGGTTTACCGGGATATTATTTTCGGAGCACCTGATGGCGAACTACCCGAAGGTTTTGAATTTGTGAAGCCGGAAGGTCAGGAGGTGCTGCTGTGAAAACACCGTCTGTATCCACGATTTCCGGAGCTGCAATTGGGCGCTGGCCTTATATCCTGTCAGCATTAGGTATTAAAGTACCGTCCGCAGGACATCATGGGGCTTGCCCTGCCTGTGGTGGAAAAGATCGTTTTCGACTGGACGATAAAGCGGGGCGAGGGACGTGGTTTTGTAATCAGTGCGGTCATGGCGATGGTCTTGATCTGGTTCGTCTGGTGACAGGAAGAAAGATAAAAGAAGTCGCCGGGATGGTATCTGAGGCGCTTGCATTACCAGAAATACAGGAGAAGCCCGCATTGCCAGCCAGGAAAAAGGCCGCAGGAAAAGAAGCGGGCGCGGAGCGATATACCAGACTCAGACAGCAGTCCTGCAATGGTGAGCCGGTCTATCTGACAAATAAGAGCTTACACGGGTATTCACTTCCCTTGCTGTCACAGCCTTTGAATCTGGCCGGAATAACATTTTCCACCGGTTCATTACTGCTGCCTTTGACGGATATTTCCGGGAATATTACTGGTGGCCAGCTTATCAATCCTGACGGGGATAAAAGTCTGCTGCCCGGTAGCCAGCTGTCTGGCGCATTCATTGCCCTGACCGATATACCCGCTGAAACACCTGAACAGGTGATTATCACTGAGGGTTTTGCCACGGCGCTTACCGTCAGTCTGCTGACTGAAGGATGGATCGTGGCGGCTGTCGCTGCCACCAATTTACTGAAGGTGACGGAGCAGATCCGAAAACGCTGGCCGGAAACCCGGATCATTCTGGCCGGAGATAATGATCTGGCTGACGGCAAAGAAAACACCGGGCGTATTCAGGCAGAGAAAGCCGCCAAAGCGGTGGATGGCTGGGTAACGCTCCCTCCGGTACGCCATAAGGCTGACTGGGATGATTATCGGCAGGAAGTGGGGAAAGAACGGGCGAGAGATGCCTTTCGTGAAGAAATGACGCTGCATGGCAAAGGGCAGACCCGTTTACCAGAAGGGTTCCGGCTGACAAAAGAATATTTGTGGTACGACAAGCTGGTTAATAAGTCTGATGGTGATACAGAGATACGTAATATCAAAATTTGCAGTCCGTTGCGGGTGACGGCAATCACCAGTGATGCTGATGGAAGTAATTACGGGCGTTTGCTGGAATGGGAAGATACCAACGGAAACAGCCGTAAATGGGCAATGCCGATGGAGATGCTGGGCGGTAGCGGGGAAGAACTGCGCCGCGTTCTGCTGGTTAACGGGCTTTCTTACATCAACATTAACGGCATGGCCAGAGCATTCCTGATGGAATATATCTCGCTGTGTAAACCGGACAGAAAAGTAACCTGTGTGAATAAAACTGGCTGGCACGGCGGGGTTTACGTTCTCCAGGATGAAGTGATAGGGCGCGAAGCCCAGTCAGTCATCTTACAAACATCGAGTGTGCAGGGGCGTGATTTTCGTGTCAGCGGCACATCAGAGGGCTGGCGTGAAAATATAGGCCGTTATTGCATAAAGAATGCCCGTCTTGCCTTTGCGGTGAGTCTGGCATTTGCTGCCCCCCTTCTGAAACTGGTTGGTATCGGCGGTGGAGGTTATCACCTCAAAGGGGAATCCACAGACGGTAAAACCACGACGATGAAAGTGGCTGCATCAGTATGTGGTGGAACAGATTTCTGGCATACGTGGCGGGCGACGGGGAATGCCTTAGAAGGAACGGCGAGCCGCCGCAATGATGCCACGCTGATGCTGGATGAAATCCGGGAGGTTGACGGCAGGGAGGCGGGAAATATCGCTTATATGCTGGCTAACGGGCAGGGCAAAGCCAGAGCCAGAACAGATGGTTCGGTAAGGGAAACCAACCGCTGGAATCTGTTGTTTCTGTCTACCGGGGAACTGTCACTGGTAGAGCATGCGGCAAGCGCCGGGGAACGTACGTATGCCGGGGTTGAGGTCAGAATGATCCAGATCCCAAGCGATTCGGGCAAGTATGGCGTGTTTGAAGAACTTCATGGCTTCAGTAGCGGGAAAACCCTGGCTGAGCATCTTGAGCAGCACGTAGCGCATTATCATGGTGCACCATTCCGCGACTGGCTGTATTGCCTGACCGCTGATCTGCCGGAACTGACCAGTCAGGCGAAAGCCTTATTGAAAGAGTATACCCGAAGGCTGACGCCGGAAAATGCCGGGAATCAGGTTGGCCGGGCTGTTACCCGTTTTGCTCTGGTTGCGATGGCCGGGGAGCTGGCCACAAAAGCGGGCATCACAGGATGGCCGGAGGGAGAGGCCTTTCGTGCCGCTCAAAGCTGTCTGGCTGCATGGATGGCTGACCGGGGCCATACAGCTAATCAGGAAGATAAAGCGGCACTTGAACAGGTTCGGGACTTCATGACGCGTAATCAGTTCAGTCGGTTTGCTGACTGGAATGACGACAGGAACCGGCCTGTTTCAATGATGGGATTCAGAAAAGTCGATAAAGGAGACAACGTGACAGAGCCGGTTGTGACGTTCTACGTTCTCCCGTCAGGCTGGAAGGAGATCTGTAAGGGATTTGACTCGCGTAAGGTGGCCAGGTTGTGTGTGGACGCGGGCTGGCTGAAACCCGGTGAAGATGGCCGGACGCAAAACAGCATTCGCCTGCCAGAAATAGGGCTTAAACGTGTGTACCAGTTCAATACACAGGTACTGGGAAGCGCTGAACCTGAGTGATTATCGCGTGAGTCTTATTTTTATGAGGTAACACTGGTAACAGAGGTAACACCCGTTACTGATGCGGTTCTTCAGTGTTACCAGTCAAAAATACTGACTGGTAACAGAGGTAACAAAAAATGGTGTGTTACCACGCGTTACCTCTTGATTTTGCTAACTGGTAACAGATTAAATCCTTTTAAATCAATAGCGTTACACGTGTTACCAGTGTTACACGTTCAGAACAAGAGGTAGGGATCCAAATCCCTTCTTCTGGCGGGCAACAGTATAGGGCACAGAACGATGAAGATGATGAGAATGTACTGCCCCACATGTCAGGCAGTAGCACGGATAGGTAAAACAAACAGGAAACACCCACAACTGTACGATGTGTACTGCTATTGCTCTAATGTGGAGTGCGGTCACTCGTTTGTGATGAATGTTGCTTTCTCCCATTCCGTTAGTCCAAGCGCGCTGAACGGGCAGGGAAGGGTTAAAGAGCTGATTGATGCAATTCCACCCGAGGAACGGGAAAAGGCTTTAAAGTTGCTGCTGGCTGCGCAAAAGAATGGGTAAAGTATGCGTCGGGAATGGCCGATCTGTTCCCGGAACCTGAACACAGGATTTCAGTTTATACGGTCATAAAATTATTATTTTTCAACTGGTTATCTTCTTCATGTTTCACAAACCTTCATAAAATCACACACCTAAAATTAATTATCCATTTAATATCATAGAGTTGCGTATTCAGGCCATAGATTCGACGGACAGTAAAACTGAAAAAAAATGAATTTCTTTTCATTCTTTTCAGTTCCTGTATCGCAGTACATCTCGAGGACTGGCACGGACTGGCGGTATCGTTTGTAAAAAATCCAGGCTGAAAATTTTTAGTGATATGAAAACCGCAGGCGGGTGCGGTGTAGTGCCGTTTTGGTCTGTCGAGCGTATATTTTCCTTTTTCACGATTGCTGCATATCAAAACGAATGTGCAGATATCAGGCCGTGTCAAACCGTGAATCGTGGAGCCTAAATGCCCAAACTACGTTTGTAGACCTAGCTAGGGGAAGGTTTCCACATATACTGCTACCTATCTTCCAGTCGCTGGTGAGGATCAAGGTAAGCTAACTGGTGAACAAGAAAAGTACTTTCGTATCTTGCGTACTCGTTTTTTTTGATTAGTATGTACAGGTAGTAACTGGATGGTGAGAATTCGTCATAACTTATCAAATTGCATGATGTTTATAGAGTATGAGTAATGAGTCATAATAAAAAGGAATATGCTAAATTTTTCCGTCGCCCCATTTTTTCATCCTTAGCAAAAGGTAAGGATATTTCGGATTTATTTGGGAGTTTTGATTCTTACTGCTATGAAACACTGTTTTCAAACAATGATAATAATGAACATGAGATTTCACTAAGGGATTTATTTACATCATTATATGATTTTTTGCGTCTGAATTATAGAAATGAATATGTTTATAAGACAGCACTTGTCAATAAAATAATATTCGGTAAGCACAGCCCAAAAACAAGTTCGTCGTCCATAGAGTTACCAATTAAAAACTCTATAGTGGATGTTGCGGTGTTTAATGGTACGTCTACAGCTTACGAGATTAAGACAGAGTATGATTCACCAAAAAGGTTGATTACTCAAGCCCCTGATTATTTGGATGTTTTTGATAAAGTGTATATAGTTACACATCCAGAGTATGCAAGTAAATATTGTGCTTTAAATCTCCCCAGAGTGGGAGTTATGGTTTTGAATAAAAAAGATCAATTGAGTGTCATTAAGGAGGCAGATTCAAATATTGATTATATTAAAAGTGACAGCTTGTTTTCAGTTCTTAGAAAGGAAGAGTTCTTAGCTATAATAGAAGATTACACTTCAACTAAAATAAATATGCCTAACGGATTGGTTTATGAATATTGTAAAGAGATATTCATGCAGATGCCATTAAACATAGCAAATAAATACTTTATCTCTGCTATGAAAAAAAGATGTAACGATAAAGTTTTTTTGGATTATATTTATTCTCTTCCAGCATGTTTACGTGTTTTAGGTTATGCAACACCATTATCAAGAAAGCAAAAAGAATTCATCATGAATTTGATGGATGTAAAAATTAAAATTTGTTGATATCCTCAGGAGTTGTAAGTTATGTATAGCCCATATTTGTATGCGAGAAGTACAGAGTTATTATGCCTTAGGGACCTCGTTGCGAAGGGAGTTAGCCTAAATGGTCTGCTACCAATTTTAGAACCAATTAACGTCAATACGAGAAATTTATTAACATGTTTAAATGTTTGGAATTCTGACATAATTGTTATCCTTAATCCTTATCAGGAAGATTTTTCTTCACACAATAACGTCTTAACTTTAAATCAAAATTTATCAAGTGTATTAACAAATAAAAATAATATCATCTCTGGATATCTTATTCAGCCCAATACAACGATTAATGATATTAATAATTGGTTGAATGCTAACTTAAATAGACGAGTTGCACTTCTATATGATAATCCATCATTATCCAACTCTGATATTCAGTTGTTGGCGACAAATCAATTGATTAGTTATCATGTTGTTTTAAATAATAAAATGCTTCCTAATCAGTGCGCTCTTCTTCCTTTGTCGAAGTTAATTATTATTAGCGATAACTTTAGAAAGTTAGCAAAAAATGCTGATTATAATGGGCCGGAACTTTTCACGCACGCACATCAATTCGTGGGACAAAATTACTTAGGATTTGGCGATTATACAATTACTGGCCAGGTACTAGATCTTGGAGGTGGTCAACCTTCTGCTGTTGCCGCACATTTGGTGTTCAAGAATTTACAAGCGAATACAGTTTGGATTCGTCATTTTGTATCAAGCAACACGCAACGAGGAAGTTCAAATGTTACTGCAAAATTTTTAGATGTTTCAGATCAAATTACAAATCTTGTTCCCCAACATCCAACCCAGTTTGGCAGCAACATTGGTCTTAACTATTATTATTACAATAGTCAACCAACTGTAAGGCATTTCCCTGGGTTGCCAAAAAACAAACAGTATCAAATTACTCACCATATTTGTTTCATGCTGGATTTAATAGCAGGTCGTATTTAATAAGCTAGCGTACCATTCCATCATTACTTGTCGATCTTTAATATATTGCGCATGATTGTAAGTACCTCGAATAGAGTTCTTATCAACATGCGCAAGCTGCATTTCAATCCAGGCACTTTCAAACCCATGCTCATGCAAGATGGTGCTCATGGTATGCCTGAAACCGTGACCCGTTAACCGACCGTGATAACCCAGTAGTTTTATCACTTTGTTGATGCTGGCTTCGCTCATTGGTTTACTGACGTCATTCCGGCCAGGGAAAACGAGGCTGTAATTCCCTGTTATTTCTTGCAGCTTTTTCAGGATATTGATCGCCTGAGTTGATAACGGAACCAGATGGGGGCGGCGTTTCTTCATCCGTTCTTTGGGGATCTCCCATAAGGCATTATCTAAATCAAACTCAGCCCATTCCGCTGCACGTAGTTCAATTGTTCGCACGCCTGTTAGCATCAACAGCTGCGTGGCGTATTTGGTAACTAAACTGCCCTGATAGTTATCCAGAGCATTAACGAACTCGGGCAACTCGCTTTCAGTCAGGAACGGGAAGTGTTGGGTTTTAGGTTTGTTGAGTGCGATAGCTAAATCGGGTGCAAAATTATACTTTGCTCTACCAGTGGCAACAGCATAACGAAGCACTTCACCACAGCGGCGGCGGATCTTACTGGTTTGCTCTAGCGCACCTCTTTTCTCTATTTTTTGCAGGACGGTTAGCAGTTCTAATGGTTCAATCTGCTCAATTGGGCGCTGGCCGATAAAAGGAAAAATATCCTTTTCCATACAATTGAGAACCTCTTTTGCATAACCCTCTGACCAGGTGGCTTTTTTCGATGAGTGCCATTCTCTGGCCACAGACTCAAAGCTGTTCTCATGCGCGAACTGCAAAGCAATCTTATCTGCTTTTCTGGCTTCACTTGGGTTTATCCCGTTGGCTAACATCGAACGCGCTTCATCACGTTTGGTACGTGCCTGTGCCAACGACACATCGCCATATACGCCAAAGGAAATCATCTTAGGCTTACCTGCAAAGCGATAGCGAAAACGCCAGCCTTTACTGCCCGCTGTGTCGATCAGGAGTGATAGCCCCATACCATCGTTAAGCGTATAGGGTTTGTCCTTCGGTTTTGCTCTTTTTATTTGGATGTCAGATAGCAGCATGTGTATAGAAAAAAGATCGAACTCAGTTATACACAATGTTATACGCAAAGATGTATAGATTCCATTAGAAATAATGGTACTTTGCTGGACGAGTATAAGGAGATGATATCAGTTAAAACAGTGAGTTATGGAATTAATTGAACTTAGTGAGAAGTGTTCATGGTGTCCCCTGCAGACATCTACTTGAGGCGGCAGGGGATTGATTGGAATGGTGTTTTTTAGATGTGAAAAATATTTTACCCGCTATTTTACCCATTGGCGCGGCTTAAGAGCTTATTTTTGAATTCACAATGGTCACGATATAACCATCTTGCTCGCCCGTGGATAACTTTGGCTTTAGGCAGGTCTCCGGACTTAATCCGGTCATAGATGAAGGTCTTACCAAAGCCAGTATCAGCCATGATGAATTTCAAATCAACCAGTGAATCAGGTTGTAGTTCGTGTTGCATGAGTGCTATCTCCGAATAGGGAATCGAACCTGCAAATCAGGCAATAAAAAACCGCCATCAGGCGGCTTGGTGTTTTTCAGTTCTTCAATTCGAATATTGGTTACGTCTGCATGTGCTATCTGCGCCCACAGCATCCAGTGGTCATAGCAGTCATTGATGTTCTCTGCTTCGATAACTCTGTTGAATGGCTCTCCATTCCATTCACCTGTGACCCGGAAGTACATTTATCATCTCCATAAAACAAAACCCGCCGTAGCGAGTTCAGATAAAAGAAATCCCCGCGAGTGCGAGGATTGTTATTTATTGCCGATATTTACCTTTATCGCGAACACCTTTACCGGTTTATCACCGAAGTGCGGATGTGTGATTGTCTTTATTTCATATCCGTTATACGGGACGTCAATTCTGCGACTGAAGTCTTCGCGCTTCGGATATCCCTTTGTGATAATCAGGCGGTAATACTTACGGTTAACGAGGCGCTTATTCCAGTAGTCATTACACAGGCGATACTCTTCCGTTTTCTCCCCGCGAATCATGGCATCGAAGTATTCACCTTTAACGGCAAGTTGCAGGTTAGCCACGGTTAACCTCCTTCGGCGGTTCTGGTAGAGGCATCCAGTGAGTTACATGTGCCCCGTAATGATTCCAGAACGACGCAACTGGCGCACTGTCTCCATCAGGGACAACCCAGTAATCGTGATGAACTTTATTATTAAGCCCATCAAACACCAGATACTCTTTACAACTTCCGGGAATGTTCTCAGGCATTCGCTCACTACAGCTTATCCAACCATCCAGAGTTACCGGAGTTGGTCCATCGAATTCGGGCATGTCAGGACCTTTTCTGATAGCTTTAGCCAGCTCCAGCGGGTCATCGTAAAGCCAGTCGCCAGTTTGTGGGTGATTTGCTTCTGCAAGCTGCGCAGCCCATTCAAGACCATCTTTTTGACCTTGGAGATAATCAAGTGGCAACTCTTCATGATTACTTGCAGGTTCGGCACCATGAAGCATGGTGGCGCGGCAGGCGTTCCATATTTCGGCAGCAATATCGCGCTCGCTATCGGTTAATTTGTACGTGGAAACATAGCCAGAGAGCATTTCTACGTTTTCCGGAGTTGCTTCTTCCGGCACTACCGGCGCTGGCAAGGCAGCGTGATAGTAGAGTGGCATAGTTTTGTACAGTGGTTCGCCAGGACTTCCGTCAACCTGATTCCATTCTTCAACCCAGGCATCAACAACCGCTTTGCTGGTTGATACATGTTCTTCTGAATCTACATTTTGTCCTGATATACAGAACATAACTGCCTCTGCTTCCAGCGATGCCAGAGCAATTTCATAAGCCCGACGCTCAATATTGTCTCGCACGTCCAGGCTACCGATTCGCTCTTTGATTTCTTTAATCAGTTCTTTGTCGGTTAAAGTGGTCATGGATCAGTTCTCAACCAATAGTTATGTGAATGAAAGAAAGCAGCCAAAGAATGGACTCAATAACTGCCCAGCCAATAACGGCGCAAATGACACCGAAAACAACGAAAAAACCAGTACCAGGCAAATTATTGAACATCCTCACTCTCCTTTGATGCGAATGCCAGCGGCGCGCTCGGCTTTACTTTGTTCCCAAAACCACTTGTGAAGCTCCATAAGCTTTTCGTCAATCGGTGCATATTTGCGATTAAAGTAGGCCTGAGCATCTTTCTCAGATTCGTCCGGCAATTCGCCTGGGCCAAACAGTGTGTTATAAATCCATGCCAGTCCGCTCTTAGCGTCGCCAGTTGCCTGCCATTCGATAATCGCAGCCTGCATGACCAGAATGTTTTTCCCGATTAACAGGTCCAGTTCTTTGTACCGGTTGCGGATGTATGCATTCTCGCTTTGTAATTTTGCGTTGCGCTTCTCTGCGGCTTCCAGCTCAACACGCAGCTTCCCTACCGTTAGCGCAATATCCTCGTTCTCCTGGTCACGGCGTTTGATGTATTGCTGGTTTCTTTCCAGTTCATCCAGTAATGCCAAAGCAACCTTTGGATTAAAGGCAGCAATAAATTCAGCGTTGTTTTTCAGAACGTGTTGCGCAATGGCCTGACCACTTAGTCGGACCTTATAACCACGTGCGCCACGGTGTGGTTTATATGAGTCCCAGTCTCCCCACGTTGCTTTTTCTGCCTTTTCACGCAGTGCCTGATAGTTAATCTCGCTCACTCTTCATCCTCCAAGTCGGCAACGGCGTCCATCACATCAGAACCGCGAATAACCTCAAAAGCACGGCAAGCCATTTCAAACACCTGTTGTTCTTGCGGATGCGGTGACTCCCAATACTTAAAACCAGGTCGATGCTCGTAACCCATCATGGAATAAAAATCGCCAGCAAGTTCAATCGCGGCATCAACAAGTTCGCGATTTGTCATCGTCTGTTCTGTCATTTTGTTTTCTCCTGTCTGAACATCACTATCATCAGGTCGCCTTTTGTCGCTATCCTGGCTGTTGTGCCTGGTTCTATGCGGCTAAGTTCAAATGCGTCATAGAACGCTTCTAATGCCTTCTGGCGTAGTTCCTGTTTGCGCCGTTTTTTCCACTGTTTTAGGAAAATGGAACCCAGCCATCGCCATGTACTGGACATGATGTAAAGCCAACCGAGAAGTGCCAGTCCGGTATTTAGGGCCGTATCGATCGTTATCGTGGTGTCGATATTCACTGTGGAGGCTCCTGCTTTTCTGCCTTCAATACCATGCGAGAACCATCATCCAGCTCCCAATTAATTTCACCGCCTTCAGCCATGACTAGATGCCAAACGAGTTGTGCGGCCTCGTTGGTTACATCGCGACCGCGATCATTGCCGACACGACGTTTTGTTCCATCCCCTAAGTCACGCATTTTTGCCAACACGATTGTTTTTGATAGCGGTGAAAAACCAAGCTGTAGTCGTGCTGAATTGCTCACTGTTTGCCTCCTTTACGCCACATCGCATTCAGATATTTGTTCTGATTCACTGATGGAAACGAGTTTCGCTTAAGCAATTCCTCTCTCGATGGCATTGGCTTTACGCGTTGGCGAATAATCATTTCTGCCGGAAGAATGCCGGGATTGTATGCAAGTCCTCTCATGATTTACTCTCCATGAACTGGTCAACAGCCATGCTAAGTGATACACCTAAAGTCTCGATATGCTGCTGAATATCCTGTAGCGTCTGCGCCTGAGATAACAGGATTTCACGGTTGCATAACTCTTTAACCAGATGCTCAAACTTGCTGTAATAACCGATACGACTTAGTGTTTCTTTCCCTGCATTCTCGCCTTCTTTGATAATTCCTCTTTCGCTAAGAATCAGGTCGTGTTTGGTTCCGGTAATAACGTATTTTCCGAGGTCGATGTTTAGCTTCATTGTTAATTATTCCATGTTAATTTATTCGTATGCCTGCTCTTTCTTCATCGAGTTTTTTTAGCTTGTATCGCATAGCTCTTACTGAATAAATTGAGCGGCAGGTTGCAATTGCTATTTCTTCTGCGGAGAACTTACCGAAAAGTGATACTTCGGCTCTTGTCCAGCGTCTTCCACGAAGTCGGCTAACAATGTCAGCGCCAATCCTTGTTGCTTTCGCCATTACTGCTTTTTCAGTCCTTTCCAGTTTTTCTGCGATAACTTCAACTGGCATTGTCGCCGCTACCTCGCGCAAGAAATCGACTTCCCATTTCTCCCATGGAGTCTTTTTCATAGGCGATACCGTTATTTGATAAGAAGTGAAGGTTTCCCAACTTTGAGTTGAGCGCCGGGGATATTTATTCCTGCTTTTAGTTGGTGTTTGATTGCCAGTTTGTCGGCTTTAATTGTCGTTTCAAACTCAACGTATTCAGGAGGAAGGGCGCTTGAGTCGATTATTTCTACAATTTCTGACGGTTTGCGGATTGTTACCTGGTGAATACCTGCTCGAATATTTTTCTTGCCAACCATTTCAAGCGATGACGCTATATATGATTTGATGCTGTCAATCTTATTTTGGATTACTGCGGCTCGCTCATTAAGTGACTTTGCCTCTTCCTTGAGGCGTTCAGCATAACCAGATTCATTTTTAATGACGGAAAGAAGTTGCTCTATTTTATCGGTAAATTCTCCTTCCATGCCTTCTATTGTGTCAGCAATCATCTCTGGTTCTAAATCTGAATCCATCAATTTTGCGTATTCATTGGCTATTTCATACAGTTTGCTCACTGGCAACCTCCAGTTTCGCTTTGCATTCTATGTAAATGGCTTGTATGTTCTGCTGCAATTTCATTCCAGATGTCAGGCGATATGCTTCTGCAAAATATCTCTTCAAATCATCCATTTTTTCAGCCTGAGCCATTTCATCACAAAGAAGTTGTGCTTTTTCCATTATTTCCTGCTGGCGTTTCCGTTCATCTTCGCGGATATCTTCCTCTGATTTGTGCGGCATAACTGGTTCAGTCCACACACCTTCTTCTTCGTTTAGTACGTGAATAGCACTATCAAGACGTGATGCCTTAGGCCAATACTTGCTTGCACGCTTTACGACCGTCTTTCGCGCCATCTCATTCCAGTGATTTACCCATGGTCCTTTATCGCTGAATGCCGCCTTGCTTGTTTTCCTTACAGCCTCAATTTCAGCCAGACTCATCTCTTCCGTTAGATAATCACCTGCTGGCGTCTTAACTGTGCAGTAAACGCCAACGATATCACCACGATCACCGAAGGCGTTGTATTTATGGGTTGGTGCTTTATCAAGCCCGTTTGACTCATAGGTATCGTTAGCATGAACAAGTTTTGCCTGACCCCATGAGATAACACCAGACTCCATTGCAATATGGAGCAATCCCATATAACTGATATCAAGGCACACCATGCCGTCGCGAGGAACCAGATAAGCCAGTTTGCTGGCCGGGTTTAAGGTGATGCCGATCGCCGCAACATTGATGATGGCGTTCTGTGCGCTGGTTGGATTTGCCAGTGCTGTTTTAGCCAGGTAATCGTTTTTCTGGAAATACTGAATTGCAAACTGGCTTTCCTTAGCCCATGTCACCGTCTGTTCAGTCAATGCTCCGCAGAATAACTGCTCCTGCTGTTTAACGAATTCAACGATATTGCTCATGCTGCTTCTCCAAAAATGTGTCTGCGCTTGAATATTGCGAAGGCATATTCAGCCTTAACTCTTTCGGTTATTGCATCCCAGAACCATTCAGCGGCTTTTTCCTGATAGTCACAGTCATCATCTTCCAGCCAGTCGATAGCGTCCTTAGTGTGTTCATCTGGTTTATATGAGCGAAGCATTTCGCTTATTGGGTCGCAACGTTTGCAGAGGCGATCAACTTCACTGTTGATTCGCTCGTAATCTTCATCAGTAAAACTTGCGATAATTTGCGATATTTCACGCTTATCATTCAGAGTCAGAATCATCATCTTTCTCCTGTTCTTTGTGCTGATTGAGCATTTCTTTCATCTGACGAATGAATTCTTCGTCTGACCAGTTATCTGTAAAACTCATGGACGGCCTTGTTGTTTCAAAATATCCCAAAGCTTTTCGAGCAAACTTTTCATTCTTGGTTGTTTAAAGTCTGCTCCGGTTAAAATATTTTTTCGTGAATGCTGTACCGATAAAATCGGGTTGAAAGGGCGAACCGATGCCGCCCCTGCAATAGCGAACTGTTGCATAGGATGCTCCTTCTGTTTGATTGCATAACGAAAACGCCTCGAGTGAAGCGTTATTGGTATGCATATAAAAAAGCCCTCACACTGGAGGGCAAAGAAGATTTCCAATAATCAGAACAAGTCGGCTCCTGTTTAGTTACGAGCGACATTGCTCACATAGCAGACTCGCAAATCTGCTATAGGTGCTTATTCGCATCGCATGACAACATCAAATTTTTCGAGATTACTTTGTCGCAACAATCCCTCTTCTACGCGGTCAGCTTTTCTATAATTATCAAATTCGAAATGTTTAATTACTTCTTTCGTTTCTCGCTCTATAACTTCAACGATGTATTTCTTATTCATCATTCTTCCCCAAGAGCTTTTCTGATTGCTGCAAGACCATTATTAACAGCTCCATACCATTCTGGATATGTTGTCGTTGTTCTATTTTTGGTTTGCTTAAGTAATAACTGAAGTGCTTCGAGAAGGTCAGGTGCTGCCGCTATTAGATTGGCATCTTCAATACATTGAACTTCCTCACAGATTGCAATATACGAACGCCAGCCTGCGCCATTTTCAAGTGAGTCTGCCTGGATGATTTTAATCTCATCGCCATCCATCATTATTTCCCACTTACCTTCAGTACCTTTAAATTCCATGTTAGCCTCTGTTGTTTGTGCCAAAAATAAAGGCCGACTATGCGGCCTTATCTACATTTCTGAACCAAACGCAGATCGGACCGTCTTCTGTATCGTGAATCGAACCGACAAACCATCCTTCTCCATCTGGCATGCTTGGCTCCCATCCACTGATGTTTGGATTCCCATCTTCAAAATACGCGTCAATTACCGTTTGATTGTTGTCGTTTTCCATTTCAACAATTGATGATTCAATGCCATGCTGCTTGCAGAAAGATCTGAACTCATCAACTGAAATTACCTCTCTATCCCCAAACAGGTTGGCGTATTCTGGGTGCGTCCAGTAGCCATCCTCGCTTCGCTCTACTACTAATGCTTCCATATCTCACCTCAAATAAGTGGTTTGCTGCCTAATTTCATTTTCTGGCGACCAACACAAGTCACCCCCATTTCACTGCGTGGCTTGCTGTACCATGTGCGCTGATTCTTGCGTTCAATACGTTGCAGGCTGCTTTCAATCTGTTCGTGGTATTCAGCCAGCACTGTAAGGTCTATCGGATTCAGTGCGCTTTCTACTCGTGATTTCGGTTTGCGATTCAGCGAGAGAATAGGGCGGTTAACTGGTTTTGCGCTTACCCCAACCAACAGGGGATTTGCTGCTTTCCATTGAGCCTGTTTCTCTGCGCGACGTTCGCGGCGGCGTGTTTGTGCATCCATCTGGATTCTCCTGTCAGTTAGCTTTGGTGGTGTGGTAGGTGGGAGACCCATTTCGACCTGCTTCGGCCGACTTCAATTCGGCAATAGTTCCGCAGGCCTCGCCGCTTTACGTGCGACATATTCCCATCCATGAACCCTTCACCACACCCCAAAGCCTTCTGCTTTGAATGCTGCCCTTCTTCAGGGCTTAATTTTTAAGAGCATCACCTTCATGGTGGTCAGTGCGTCCTGCTGATGTGTTTAGTATCACCGCCAGTGGTATTTATGTCAACACCGCCAGAGATAATTTATCACCGCAGATGGTTATCTGTATGTTTTTTATATGGATTTATTTTTTGCAGGGTTGTGTGGCTTGGGAGGTGATCGAGAGATCTGAATTGCGATGTATAGTGAGTTGTATCTATTAATTTTCAAATAAATACAATAGGTTATGTGTTATTGGGTGAATGGGATCGTGAGGCAAAGAAAACCCGGCGCTGAGGCCGGGGCAATAAAGTTATTCTGCGTCAATATCTTCTACGGTTAGTAGAGGGTGTACCTTATCAAGCAATTGGATGAAATCTTCATAAGTATCGCTTGCTTGCATGAGTGTTGTTACCCCTGTAAGTCTCTTTTGAAGAAGACCATATCCAGTTCCCTCTGATAGAAACTGATGCATTTTTGCACCTGCCTTTTTTGCTTTTGCTCTTTCTTCCTTTAGCGCATTTCTTAGCTCTGGTGCCATGCGGTCATAAGTTATGTTATTCACAAGATGACCAAAGTATTGCGGTCTCCGCATGTTTGCTTTGAATGGGACTCCTCTGAGTCTACATAACTCCTCAAAGAATTCTGGCGGATATGTGCTTACCCATGGTCGCATTTCTTTAGCGATGAATTGCTCAAGGAGTTTTGCCAGTTCATCGCGCTCTCGTTCTTTTTGGTATCCAGTCGCTTCATCAACGAGCGCAACGGCGCCAACTCTAGCTAGAGCTTTATAGAGCGCTTTGGCTTTTGCAGCTGTATTCAAGTGATGCTTTTGTCGTAGGGCTCCATCCCTCTCAGCATCTGTCCATGCCTCGCAAAGCGCTGGTAGCATAGTAACGTCAATGCCATAAGCGACACCTGCACCTGATGTATTTTTATATACAATTGGTTCTGCTAGCGCTTCTCTTAGTTCATCAGAAATATATGGCTGAAGCTCATTTGCTTGGAGAACATATGGTAATTGACCTGGCTTCCCATTTGGTACCCATCTTGGCATTTTTGAGCCAACAGATACACCGAATGTTTCTGCCAATCCATTTGCACCTTGCATTGAAACCACTCTGCGACCATCAGGCAAAACAGCACAAGAAACACCTGTCGCCATTAATCCTGTGTGAGTTGGCTTTGGAGCTGATCTAACGATTGCTGACATTGCTGCTGCTTTTTGAGCTCGTTTTTTAGTATCCATAAATCCCCCATATGCTTGGTTATGGTGATGATAGCTTATTTCAAATAAGCAGGGCAATGGTAGCTAAATCATTAATTAGCTACAAAATGCATCATTTTTATTTATCTCATTGATATGTATATATTTATCGATAAAATATTTTTAGCTGTTCTGTGATTAAGCTAAATATTAATGCTAATTAATGCGTTAGCACAATGTGTGGATCACTACCAATAAAAAAGGCCGCACTTCTGTGCGACCTTTTATCATCCAAACGTCTCTTCAGGCCACTGGCTGGCGATAACTTTCCCCACAACGGAACAACTCTCATTGCATGGGATCATTGGGTATTGTGGGTTTAGTGGCTGTAGAAACACCTGACCACTATCCCTGATCAGTTTCTTGAAAGTAAATTCATCACCACCAAGTCTGGCTATGCAGAAATCGCCGGGCTCAACAGCCTGCTCAGGGTCAACAAGAATTAACATCCCGTCAGGAAAGCTTGGCTTGGATCCTGTTGGCGCGGTCATGGAATTACCTTCAACCTCAAGCCAGAATGCAGAATCACTGGCTTTTTTGGTTGTGCTTACCCATCTCTCCGCATCACCTTTGGTAAAGGTTCTAAGCTCAGGCGAGAACATCCCGGCCTGAACATGAGAAAAAACAGGGTACTCATACTCACTTCTAAGTGACGGCTGCATACTAACCGCTTCATACATCTCGTAGATTTCTCTGGCGATTGAAGGGCTAAATTCTTCAACGCTAACGTTGAGAATTTTTGCAAGCAATGCGGCGTTATAAGCATTTAATGCATTGATGCCATTAAATAAAGCACCAACGCCTGACTGCCCCATCCCCATCTTGTCTGCGACAGATTCCTGGGATAAGCCAAGTTCATTTTTCTTTTTTTCATAAATAGCTTTAAGGCGACGTGCGTCCTCAAGCTGCTCTTGTGTTAATGGTTTCTTTTTTGCGCTCATACGTTAAATCTATCACCGCAAGGGATAAATATCTAACACCGTGCGTGTTGACTATTTTACCTCTAGCGGTGATAATAGTTGCATGTACTAAGGAGGTTGTATGGAACAACGCATATCCCTGAAAGATTATGCAATGCGCTTTGGGCAAACCAAGACAGCTAAAGATCTCGGCGTATATCAAAGCGCGATCAACAAGGCCATTCATGCAGGCCGAAAGATTTTTTTAACTATAAACGCTGATGGAAGCGTTTATGCGGAAGAGGTAAAGCCCTTCCCGAGTAACAAAAAAACAACAACATAAATAACCCCGCTCTTACACATCCCAGCCCTGAAAAAGGGCATCAAATTAAACCACACTTATGGTGTATGCATTTATTTGCATACATTCAATCAATTGTTATCTAAGGAAATACTTACATATGGTTCGTGCAAACAAACGCAACGAGGCTCTACGAATCGAGAGTGCGTTGCTTAACAAAATCGCAATGCTTGGAACTGAGAAGACAGCGGAAGCTGTGGGCGTTGATAAGTCGCAGATCAGCAGGTGGAAGAGGGACTGGATTCCAAAGTTCTCAATGCTGCTTGCTGTTCTTGAATGGGGCGTCGTTGACGACGACATGGCTCGATTGGCACGACAAGTTGCTTCGATTCTCACCAATAAAAAACGCCCGGCGGCAACCGAGCGTTCTGAACAAATACAAATGGAATTTTAATAACATCCAACGAGGTAATTATATGCGAAACAAAGGCTTTAATCCACCTGATACACACAAAGAAGTTAAGCGTTTGCGCTTCCTTCGTTCCATTGATGAAAGAACTCAAATCTCTTTTGTGAAAGTTGCCAGAACTGAGCTTCTGAAGGCTGAGGCGAGGTCGTTGCTCCCGTCTCTACCAAAAGAGGAGGGATATACGTTCATTCCAAACGCATTTCTGGAAAAGCTGCTCAAAGAAGACATATCCGTAAGTCAGTTTAACGATGTTCTTAAGGTCTTTCGTCAAGGCAGGTAGTTATGAGCAATACAGCAAAAATCTACGATTTCAGCGCCGCACACGAGCGCAGGAGCAACAGGATGGAGAACCAGAAAACTGGTTACATTCCGTTGTACCGGAGCATTCTGAAACAGTCATGGGCGAAAGACGTTTATCTTCGCACCCTGTGGGAAAACCTTCTCCTGAATGCCGCCAGAAAGCCATACAAAGCTAATTTCAAAGGTCATGAATGGCATCTGCAACCCGGTCAACTGGTTGTGACAGCAGCTGATTTAGGTCTTCAGTTATGCGACAGGCATGGCAAGCCGGCAAGCCGTGATCAGGTTGAGCGGATGCTTCAGGTTTTTGTGAAAGAGGGGATGATCACCATTGATGGAGAGAAGCAAAAAGGTCGTGTGATCACCATCACAAATTACCATGAATATGCTCAAAAAATGGACAATTCACCCGCACATGAAGCCGCACAAACAACCGCACATGATGCCGCACATGATGAAGCCAGCAATGGCGCGGCTTTCAGCGTACATGCCGCACATGAAAGCGCACATGAAGCCGCACAAACAACCGCACATCATGAACAAGAAGGTATTAACAAGAATATAAATAATACCCCCCTACCCCCCAATGGGGGAGGCGATGGGCAGGTTAAACCTGAACGTCGCAAGGCAGAACGAATCGACTACGAATCCTTCCTGAACGCCTACAACACCGAAGTCGGTGACAGACTGCCACACGCTGTTGCGGTCAACGAGAAACGCAAACGCCGCCTGAAGAAAATCATCCCGCAACTGAAAACGCCAAACGTGGACGGTTTCAGGGCGTATGTCAGGGCGTTTGTGCATCAGGCCAAGCCGTTTTACTTCGGAGACAACGACACGGGCTGGACGGCTGATTTTGATTACCTGCTGAGAGAAGACTCGTTAACGGGAGTTCGGGAAGGGAAGTTTGCAGACAGGGGGATTGCATGAAACAGGATATCGAAGCGAGCGTTATCGGTGGCCTGCTGATTGGTGGATTAACTCCAACCGCCAGCGACGTTCTGGCAACGCTGGAGCCGGAAGCGTTTTCAATTCCGCTCTACCGGAAAGCCTTCGAGGTTATCCGCAAGCAGGCGCGAAACAGAAATTTAATCGACGCGCTGATGGTTGCCGAGGCGTGCGGAGAGGAGCATTTCACGTCAATCCTGATGACCAGCAAAAACTGCCCGAGTGCCGCAAACCTGAAGGGATATGCCGGAATGGTCGCGGATAACTATCACCGCCGTCTGGTGCTGGAAATCATGGATGAAATGCGTGAACCAATTCAGAGCGGAACCATCGACGCATCGAGTCAGGCGATGGATGAACTTGTAAAGCGTCTTTCAGCCATCAGAAAGCCCCGTGACGAGGTTAAACCTGTACGGTTAGGGGAAATCATCACCGACTACACTGACACGCTTGACAGGCGTCTGAGGAACGGAGAAGAGTCCGATACCCTGAAGACCGGAATCGAAGAACTTGATGCCATCACCGGAGGGATGAACGCGGAAGACCTGGTGATAATCGCCGCTCGTCCTGGTATGGGGAAAACCGAACTGGCGCTGAAGATTGCCGAAGGCGTTGCAAGCCGCGTTATTCCTGGTTCTGACGTCCGGCGCGGAGTATTGATTTTCTCAATGGAAATGAGCGCATTGCAGATTGCAGAGCGGAGCATTGCCAACGCCGGGAGGATGTCGGTTAGCGTGCTGCGAAATCCTGCATCGATGGATGACGAGTGCTGGGCACGTGTTGCTAACGGCATGAGTCAGCTTGCGGATTTGGATGTATGGGTAGTCGATGCCTCGCGGTTATCGGTCGAAGAAATACGCTCAATCGCAGAACGGCATAAACAGGAAAATCCAAACCTGTCTCTAATCATGGCGGATTATCTTGGCCTGATTGAGAAGCCGAAAGCAGACCGCAACGACCTAGCAATTGCTCACATCTCCGGAAGCCTGAAGGCGATGGCGAAAGACCTGAAAACGCCTGTTATCTCCCTAAGTCAGCTTTCGCGCGATGTTGAGAAGCGACCAAACAAACGCCCGACAAACGCAGATTTGCGTGATTCAGGAAGCATTGAACAGGACGCAGACTCAATCATCATGCTCTATCGGGAAGCGGTATATGACGAGAACAGTAGCGCCGCGCCATTTGCTGAAATCATCGTGACGAAAAACCGTTTTGGCTCGCTTGGTACGGTTTACCAGCGGTTCTGTAACGGACACTTTGTTGCATGTGACCAGGATGAAGCCAGACAGATTTGCACAGCATCAAATGCACCTGCTGCGCGTGGCAGACGATATGCACAAGGGGCTGACGTATGACCATCTACATCACTGAGCTAATAACAGGCCTGCTGGTAATCGCAGGCCTTTTTATTTGGGGGAGAGTAAATCGTGGCTGAGTTTATGCTCGTCGCACTCAAATGCGTTGGCGTTGGATGGATTCTTCTGACGTTTTTTATTGTTCTGCATAGCTACATTCGTCTTGTGAATGACGGTAAAGACCCATGGTATACGTTGTTTGGCGCTGCATTTGTCTGGGTGATTATCGGTGTTATGCCTGTCGCTGTAGCAAAAATGGCGTGGCGTTTTGTGAGTTAAGCGGAGGTAAACGTGGCTGACTGGCAAATTCCAATCATCATTCTTGCCGGAGCTTCGCTGGTTGCTGGCTTTATCCTGCTGAAGAAGCATAAAGACCGTGATCAAAAAGTCGAAGTTCTCTATGGGTATCCAGCGAACAGCACAACATGGCTGACCATTTACCACTACCGAAAATCAGGCCGCTGGGTATTCGAATGGGATGATCTGTTCGCTGAAAAGCGACCAAAGTCATGGGGAGACATCAGCGAATGCATGATGTTTGAAGAAAGAAAATCCGGCGCAACCCGAGAAGAGTTTAACGAAGCGTGGGCGCGATTAAGTGAGAGAGGGTATTTGTGAGCAAGTACGAAAAATTAGATCAAAACATTCTTTCAATGCTGAGTGAAAGACCAACACCTGTTTTTGATATCTGGCTTAAATGGCGGAGCAATGGAATGTATATCGAAACCATCGATCGTCGTATGCAATACCTGAGAAAGAAAGGGCTTGTTGCAAATGTGCGTGGGAAGGGTTGGGTGAAAATTAACCTGTCATAACGGGGATTGATATGGACGAATCAAGAAAGCAGTTTGAAGAATACGTTGCCAAAAAATTGAGATTACCATTCGAGATGATAACCGAGGCAAGAAATGGTGATAGGTACTTCGCATTTTCAAGTATGGATATTCGTCACTCCTTAAATGAGTGGTGGACTTTATGGCAGGCATCGCGAGCAGCTATTGAAATAACCGCGCCAAAGTTTATCGACAGCAGAGAAGCATTAGCCAAAGGGTTTACTGTTGATTATTCCAATGGATTCGGTGATGGAATGGATGCTTATGAGGAAAACATCCGCGCTGCTGGAATCAAAGTGAAGGAGTGAGCATGAGTCGACGAAGTAGCTTTTTGGGGTTTGTAATATTCCTGTCCTGCACTGGTTACATCGTAATCTGGTCAATTTCGAACATTGACCGTGGCGGGGAATATCTCATTGTAATGTTCTTTCCTCTGTTTCTTGGGTGGTACGCCGCAAGGTTGCTGGAAGAATGGGGTTACAGGCATAAAAAATAAAGGAGTATTCAGTGAAGCAAACAATCTTCCTCCGAACTAAGCAACAACAGCAAGCCGCAATAAATGCCATCCTCGCAACACCACTCGATAAAGACAAGCCAGTCACCATCCGCATTACTGACTACAAGCGCAACCTTGACCAGAACGCAAAATTTCACGCGATGCTGGCGGATATCGCACGTCAGGTTCAATGGTGCGATAAATGGTTAAAACCAGAACAATGGAAGGTTTTGTTGATCAGCGGTCATGCAGTGGCAACAAAGCAGGAAGCTGATGTTTTGCCCGGGCTTGAAGGCGAATACGTCAACATTCGCGAAAGTAGCGCGCAGATGAGCGTGAAGCGCATGGCAAGCCTGATTGAGTACACGACAGCATGGGCTATTGGTCAGGGTGTCATATTTACCGACAGGAGGTACGAATGAGACGACAGCGAAGAAGTATCGCCGACATCATCTGCGAAAACTGCAAATACCTTCCAACGAAACGCTCCAGAAATAAACGCAAGCCAATCCAAAAAGAATCTGACGTAAAAACCTTCAATTACACGGCTCACCTGTGGGATATCCGGTGGCTAAGACATCGTGCGAGGAAATGACGATGACTGCGTATTACAACGAAATAGATCCGTATGCAGCGCAATGGCTGCGTAACTTAATTGACGCTGGAGAAATTGCCCCCGGTTATGTAGATGAAAGGAGTATTGAAGATGTCACACCAGGTGATTTGCGAGGATTTACCCAGCACCACTTTTTTGCAGGAATCGGAGTTTGGAGCTATGCACTTAGAAAAGCAGGATGGCCAGACAACAAGAGCATCTGGACAGGAAGTTGCCCATGCCAACCTTTCAGCTCGGCAGGCAAAGGAAAAGGGGTTGATGACGAGCGGCACTTATGGCCGGCATTCTTCTGGCTTATTGAAAAATGCAATCCTGGCATCGTTATTGGCGAACAGGTTGCAAGCGCAGACGGCCTCGCTTGGCTCGACCTTGTACAAACTGACTTGGAAGGTGCGAACTACACCTCTGCAGGTACCGATATTTGCGCTGCGGGCTTCGGTTCTCCGCACATCAGGCAGCGATTGTATTGGGTGGCCTACTCCAACGACAAATATCAACTTTCAGCCAGAGACGCGCAGGGGAATTCAGAACCTATCTGGATGCGTGAGACTAGCGGGATGGCAAACTCCTTTAGCGAACGATGCAACAGGTTCAACGCATTGCTACAGCGGAAAAGACAAGAGCGGAACCCCAAGAATCTGCTTGAAACTTCCCGGGACGGTGAAGCTATGTACCCATTACCGGTTAACGGCTTCTGGAGAGATGCAGACTGGCTTTACTGTAGAGATGAAAAATATCGTCCAGTTAGACCCGGCTCATTCCCGATGGTTAATGGCATTGCCAAAAGCTTGGGACGAGGCAAGTCCACACTGGGAAGAATGGCAAAGCGCAATCAAGATCAGCGAATTATTGGATATGGAAACGCAATCAATGCAGAAGTAGCAACGGCATTCGTGAAAGTTTGTATGGAGGTTGTTAATGCTTAGCCCATCCCAATCCCTCCAATACCAGAAAGAAAGCGTCGAGCGGGCTTTAACGTGCGCTAACTGCGGTCAGAAGCTGCATGTGCTGGAAGTTCACGTGTGTGAGCACTGCTGCGCAGAACTGATGAGCGATCCGAATAGCTCGATGCACGAGGAAGAAGATGATGGCTAAACCAGCGCGAAGACGATGTAAAAACGATGAATGCCGGGAATGGTTTCACCCTGCATTCGCTAATCAGTGGTGGTGCTCTCCAGAGTGTGGAACCAAGATAGCACTCGAACGACGAAGTAAAGAACGCGAAAAAGCGGAAAAAGCAGCAGAGAAGAAACGACGACGAGAGGAGCAGAAACAGAAAGATAAACTTAAGATTCGAAAACTCGCCTTAAAGCCCCGCAGTTACTGGATTAAACAAGCCCAACAAGCCGTAAACGCCTTCATCAGAGAAAGAGACCGCGACTTACCATGTATCTCGTGCGGAACGCTCACGTCTGCTCAGTGGGATGCCGGACATTACCGGACAACTGCTGCGGCACCTCAACTCCGATTTGATGAACGCAATATTCACAAGCAATGCGTGGTGTGCAACCAGCACAAAAGCGGAAATCTCGTTCCGTATCGCGTCGAACTGATTAACCGCATCGGGCAGGAAGCAGTAGACGAAATCGAATCAAACCATAGCCGCCATCGCTGGACTATCGAAGAGTGCAAGGCGATCAAGGCAGAGTACCAACAGAAACTCAAAGACCTGCGAAATAGCAGAAGTGAGGCCGCATGACGTTCTCAGTAAAAACCATTCCAGACATGCTCGTTGAAGCATACGGAAACCAGACAGAAGTAGCACGCAGACTGAAATGTAGTCGCGGCACGGTAAGAAAATACGTTGATGATAAAGACGGGAAAATGCACGCCATCGTCAACGACGTTCTCATGGTTCATCGCGGATGGAGTGAAAGAGATGCGCTATTACGAAAGAATTGATGGCAGCAAATACCGAAATGTTTGGGTAGTTGGCGATCTGCACGGATGCTACACGAACCTGATGAAAAAACTGGAGACGATAGGATTCGACACCAAAAAAGACCTGCTTATCTCGGTGGGCGATTTGGTTGATCGCGGTACAGAGAACCTCGAATGTCTGGAATTAATCACATTCCCCTGGTTCCGAGCTGTACGTGGAAACCATGAGCAAATGATGATTGATGGCTTATCAGAGCGTGGAAACGTCAATCACTGGCTGTTTAATGGCGGTGGCTGGTTCTTTAATCTCGATTACGACAAAGAAATTCTGGCTAAAGCTCTTGCCCATAAAGCAGATGAACTTCCGTTAATCATCGAACTGGTGAGCGAAGGTAAAAAATATGTCATCTGCCACGCCGATTATCCCTGTGACGAATACGAGTTTGGAAAGCCAGTTGATCATCAGCAGGTAATCTGGAACCGCGAACGAATCAGCAACTCACAAGACGGGATCGTGAAAGAAATCAAAGGCGCGGACACGTTCATCTTTGGTCATACGCCAGCAGTGAAACCACTCAAGTTTGCCAACCAGATGTATATCGATACCGGCGCAGTGTTCTGCGGAAACCTCACATTGATTCAGGTACAGGGAGAAGGCGCATGGGCATAAGAGAACTAAACCTCACCAAAGAGCAGCACGAGTGGCTGAATGGCTGGCTTGAACTGTGGGGCGCATGGGTTTATTCAGGTCGTCTGGAAAAGCGCATGAGCAGCGTAATAGCGAAGTTTATGGAGAGCGTAGAGCCGGGAAGAGTTATTACAAGGCCAATGTGTAATGATGATGATGGAATGTTGATTTCTCAGGTCGTCGATTCCGTCATGTACATTGACAAGAAAGCCTTTGGCATCCTCCTCAGCTACTACGCTCATGGTTCATCTAAGCGAGCAATTGCATCCTACTATCACGCGACTGCAAAGCCACGCAAGATGTGTGGACGTGGTGGCGAGGGATGGAGAAAACCTTCACTGGCAACCTGTAGAAACGAAATTGACGACATCCTGAAAGCGTCATTATTTGTTTTATACCAGCCAATGCAAAATGCTTTCAAAATGCGTAAACGTGTTGAGAAAGTTAAGCATGTTGCTGTTAAAAGCCTTGACATGCAATTAGCCATTTAGCCATAATTAGAGGGTAAGCTGCCGTTAGTGACTCTTAAGTTGCAACGGTGGCTTTTTTTATTTGGGTCAGTCGTATAAAGGTCATTACGGAAGGCTGTTAACCTTCTTATCGTGGTTCGAGTCCACGCTGTCCCGCCAAATATGCTGGTTTAGCTCCAATGGTAGAGCAGTCGCCTTGTAAGCGAATGGGTAGCGGTTCAAGTCCGTTAACCAGCACCATAACTGAGCCGTAGCCACTGGCTATCCTGAATTCATCAGTGATAGTTACGCTGCGGCCTTCTACACATGACCTTCGTGAAAGCGGGTGGCAGGAGGTTGCGCTAACAACCTCATGCCGTTTTGCCCGTGCATATCGGTCACGAACAAATCTGATTACTAAACACAGTAGCCTGGATTTGTTCTATCAGTAATCGACCTTATTCCTAATTAAATAGAGCAAATCCCCTTATTGGGGGTAAGACATGAAGATGCCAGAAAAACATGACCTGTTAGCCGCCATTCTCGCGGCAAAGGAACAAGGCATCGGGGCAATCCTTGCGTTTGCAATGGCGTACCTTCGCGGCAGATATAATGGCGGTGCGTTTACAAAAACAGTAATCGACGCAACGATGTGCGCCATTATCGCCTGGTTCATTCGTGACCTTCTCGACTTCGCCGGACTAAGTAGCAATCTCGCTTATATAACGAGCGTGTTCATCGGCTACATCGGTACTGACTCGATTGGTTCGCTTATCAAACGCTTCGCTGCTAAAAAAGCCGGAGTAGAAGATGGTGGAAATCAATAATCAACGTAAGGCGTTCCTCGATATGCTGGCGTGGTCAGAGGGAACTGATAACGGACGGCAGAAAACCAGAAATCATGGTTATGACGTCATTGTAGGCGGAGAGCTATTCACTGATTACTCCGATCACCCTCGCAAACTTGTCACGCTAAACCCCAAACTCAAATCAACAGCCGCCGGACGTTACCAGCTTCTTTCCCGTTGGTGGGATGCCTACCGCAAGCAACTTGGCCTGAAAGACTTCTCTCCCAAAAGCCAGGACGCTGTTGCGCTGCAGCAGATTAAGGAACGTGGCGCTTTGCCGATGATTGATCGCGGTGATATCCGTCAGGCAATCGACCGTTGCAGCAATATCTGGGCTTCACTGCCGGGCGCTGGTTATGGTCAGTTCGAGCATAAGGTTGACAGCCTGATTGCAAAATTCAAAGAAGCAGGCGGAACGGTCAGAGAGATTGAGGTATGAGCAGAGTCACCGCGATTATCTCCGCTCTGGTTATCTGCATCATCGTCTGCCTGTTATGGGCTGTTAATCATTACCGTGATAACGCCATCGCCTACAAAGAGCAGCGAGATAAAAAAGTCAGTGAGCTGAAGCAGGCGACCGCCACCATTACTGACATGCAGCAACGCCAGCGTGCTGCTGATGTACTCGATGCTAAATACACGAAGGAGTTAGCTGATGCGAAAGCTGAAAATGATGCTCTTCGTCGCAAGCTTGATAATGGTGGCAGGGTGCTCGTCAAAGGAAAATGCCCTGTGCCATCCTCAGCCGAAACCTCCGGCGCCTCCGGCATGGGCAATGATGCCACCGTCGAACTCTCTCCAGTTGCTGGACGAAACGTTCTCGGTGTCCGGGACGGAATTATCCGCGACCAAACAGCACTGAGAACGCTTCAGGAATACATCAGGACGCAATGCCTTCGATGATAGCGATAATTTTACTCATCATCCTTCACATCTGGCTCTGTAGACAGGGTGGTGATCACTTCTGGAGTGAATCCAGATTAAACATCTCATTGCTGATGCTTGAAGTTGAGCATCTGGCGCGCGGTAAGGGGCTGCGTTGAGATAAGAGCCAGTTCATTACAAAGCCTATCTACGGGTGGGCTTGATAATGAAACCGGAATTTATTCTGGGCAACCAGTTACGGCAGTACAGCGAAACAACCCAAGCCAGTAAGTGGGGAAATAACACTGGCAGCCACTGAAAGATGAACCTCCAGCCTTATGGCAAAAAAGATTCTTTGTGGTGGCGGACTGATGGAAAGACATCGGTTATTGCAGAGACCATTCAATGAGTGGTCTCGACAATGGCTTATACCCTACACGGGATAACTTAACTGATATCCCTTTTAACGGATAAACGGAGCCAACAATGGCAGAGATTATTCCCATGACTGAAGAACAGAAATTCCAGCTAGAGATTTACAAACTGGTCATGAACCAGAACGCAGCCGCAGAAGAAGCATTTCAGTTCATTGGCACTGACGAGCTGAAGCTTGAGCTATTCAAAATTCACTTCCAGTCAGGCGGCGCTAATTCAGATATCACGACCCGCACAATCGAAGCGGTGCGTAAATCGAAGGAAGCGTTAGACCTGTTCACTACCGGAGCATAAACATGGCGCGCCCAACGAAGTATCAAGAGGCGTATGCCGAACAGGCACGCAAACTGTGCTTGCTGGGCTATACAGACGCCGAACTCGCGGACTTCTTTGAAGTTAGCGAGGCAACAATCAACAATTGGAAATTGGAATATCCGGAGTTTTTAGAGTCCATAAAAAAGGGTAAGGCCGTCGCTGATGCAGAAGTTAGTGATCGTCTTTATCAACGCGCTATGGGCTTCGTGGCTCCAGACATCGATATTCGTGTTATTGAAAACAGAATTGTCGAAACTCCGCTTGAGAAGTATTACCCGCCTGATACAACCGCCGCCATCTTCTGGCTTAAGAACCGACAGAAGGATAAATGGCGCGACAAGGTTGATCACGAGCTAACAGGCAAAGACGGCGGCGCAATTCAGATTGAAACATCACCGATGAGCACTCTATTCGGAAAATGACTCCGATTAATCCTATCTTTGAACCGTTCATTGAGGCGCATCGCTACAAAGTCGCCAAAGGCGGTCGAGGTAGCGGTAAATCATGGGCAATTGCGAGGCTGCTTGTTGAAGCGGCGCGCCGGCAGCCTGTGCGTATTCTCTGCGCTCGTGAACTGCAAAACAGTATCAGCGATTCGGTAATCCGGTTGCTTGAAGACACCATAGAGCGGGAAGGGTATTCGGCTGAGTTTGAAATTCAGCGTTCAATGATTCGTCATCTCGGAACAAATGCTGAATTCATGTTCTATGGCATCAAAAACAACCCGACGAAGATTAAATCGCTCGAAGGCATTGATATCTGCTGGGTGGAAGAAGCGGAAGCGGTAACAAAGGAATCGTGGGATATCCTGATCCCAACCATCCGTAAGCCGTTCTCTGAAATATGGGTGAGCTTTAACCCGAAGAACATCCTCGACGATACCTATCAGCGATTCGTTGTAAATCCTCCCGATGATATTTGTCTGCTGACGGTGAACTACACCGACAATCCGCATTTTCCTGAAGTTCTCCGTCTGGAGATGGAAGAGTGTAAACGCAGAAATCCGACACTGTATCGTCACATCTGGCTTGGTGAGCCAGTGAGCGCAAGTGATATGGCAATCATCAAACGTGAATGGCTTGAAGCCGCAACCGATGCGCACAAGAAACTCGGATGGAAGGCGAAAGGCGCTGTTGTCTCTGCGCATGACCCATCAGATACAGGGCCAGATGCTAAAGGTTATGCATCGCGTCACGGTTCGGTAGTTAAGCGCATTGCCGAAGGTCTGCTGATGGATATCAACGAGGGTGCTGACTGGGCTACTTCGCTGGCAATTGAAGACGGCGCTGACCATTACCTGTGGGATGGTGATGGTGTTGGTGCGGGGCTACGCAGACAGACAACGGAAGCGTTCTCCGGCAAGAAAATCACCGCCACGATGTTCAAGGGTAGCGAATCGCCATTCGATGAAGATGCACCATATCAGGCCGGAGCATGGGCCGATGAAGTCGTACAGGGCGACAACGTTCGCACTATTGGCGATGTGTTCCGCAATAAGCGAGCGCAATTCTATTACGCGCTGGCTGACAGGCTGTATCTGACATATCGGGCGGTTGTCCACGGTGAGTATGCAGACCCCGACGACATGCTGAGTTTCGACAAAGAAGCAATAGGCGAGAAGATGCTGGAGAAGCTGTTTGCAGAACTGACGCAGATTCAGCGCAAATTCAATAACAACGGGAAGCTGGAGCTTATGACTAAGGTCGAAATGAAGCAGAAGCTCGGTATTCCATCTCCTAACCTGGCTGATGCGCTGATGATGTGTATGCATTGCCCGGAGTCGGCTGCGCAACCCGACTATTCCAGTTACTCAATTCCTTGTGGTGTAGGTTGATATGGCAGAAAAAAAGATGACTGACTGGCATCGCAAGGTGCTGTGCAACTTTGATAATGCCTGGTCAGCAACGCAGGATATGCGTGAGCAGATTATTGAGGCTCAACGTTTCGTACGTGTGTCCGGCGCACAGTGGGAAGGCAGCACAAACGCTGGTTACTCATTTGATGAAGGCAGGTTTGAGCATTACCCGCGCTTTGAACTGAATAAGATTGCCCGTGAATGTGATCGCATCATTGGCGAGTATCGACAGAATCGCATCAGCGTTAAGTTCAGGCCTAAGGATGACAAGGCATCGGAAGCGTTAGCCGAAAAAATGAACGGCAAATTCCGCGCTGACTATCAGGAAACATCCGGTGGCGAAGCGTGTGATAACGCATTTGATGATGCTGTAACGGGCGGATTCGGTTGTTTCCGCATGTGTGCCGATTACGAAGATGAAATGGATCCGAGTAACGAGCAGCGACGCATCAGTCTTCTTCCTGTTTACGACCCAGCGACATGCGTCTTCTTCGATCAGGACAGCAAGCAATATGACCGCTCTGATGCTATGTGGGCTATGGAAATGTTCTCCATGACGCCTAAAGCGTTCGAGGCTGAATACCCTGATTCCATCGCGGCAAGCCTTTCTCGTGATGACACTGGCACTCAATATGACTGGTCAACGCCAGATGCCATCTATGTTGGTCGCTACTACGAAGTTCGCATAGAGAAGGTGAAGCTCACGGCATGGCGCAACCCTGTTAGCGGAGAAACGGCAATCTATGATGAAGAGCAAATCAAAGATATTGTCGACGAGCTGACCGATGGCGCATTCGAACTGATTGGTGAGCGGACAGTGAAGAAACGCCGAGTTTATTGCGGTCTTCTGTCTGGCGCTGAATGGCTGGAAGAACCGAAGCGTATTCCGGGCGAACATATTCCTCTCATCCCGGTATATGGGCGTCGTTCATTTGTTGATAATCAGGAGCGAATCGAAGGCCACGCAGCAAAAGCGATGGATGCACAGCGTCTTGAGAACCTGATGGTTTCCATGATTGCAGATAACGCTACTCAGGCTGGCGGTGATGGTATTCCTATCGTGGATGTTGATTTCATTCCCGGCCCATTAATGAATCACTGGGCAGAGAGGAATAAGAAAAGACCTGCAGTTCTTCCTATGACCAGCAAGAAGGACAAAAACGGAACAGTCATTTCAGAAGCTCAGGTTGCTGGCTGGACACCCCCAACACAAATGCCTCCTGCTCTTGCCGGACTATTGCAGTACACCGGAACGGCTATTCAGCAAATTACAGGTGCGTCGCAGCTTGAGAACATGCCGAGCAACGTCGCTACCGATACCGTTGATAGCATCTTTAACCGGATGGACACGCAGTCCTATATCTACATGGACAACATGGCTAAATCTATGCGTCGCGCTGGCGTTGTGTGGCTTTCTATGGCGCGTGAAGTCTATGGCAGCGATACGCCGATGCGTATCGTTAATGAGGACGGCAGCGATGACGTGGCGCTGATGACTGGTGAAGTGGTTGACCGTCAGACAGGACAGGTTATCGCGCTTAACGACCTTTCGCAGGGTAACTATGAAGTGACTGTCGATGTCGGTCAGTCGTTCGCTACTCGCCGTGATGCAACGGTTAAGTCGTTACTTTCCATGCTGGCACTTATCCCTCCAGGAACGCCGAAGCACGACCTTGTATCGTCGATGATTCTCGACAATATGGACGGCGAAGGGATGGACGACCTTAAAGAATACAACCGCAATCAGTTGCTTCTGTCTGGAGTTATCAAGCCGAGAACACCAGAAGAACAGCAGATGGTTGAGCAGGCGAAACAACAACAGGCCAGTCAGCCAGATCCGGCTATGGTTGCAGCGCAAGGTCAGCTTCTTGCTGGTCAGGCTGAATTGCAGAAAGCGCAGAACGAACAGGCAGCCATTCAGGTTAAAGCATTCCAGGCACAGACTGATGCTCAGGTTGCAGCGGCAAATGTTGTGAAAATACTCGCATCTGCCGATAGTCAGCAGAAATCTGATATCCGCGAGGCTCTGAAACTGCTCGGACAGTTCCAGCAACAGCAAGGAGATAATGCCCGTGCTGATGCAGAGCTTGTCCTGAAAAGTCAGGCACAGGGCCATGCGCAGCGCATGGACATCAGCAGCATCCTGCAAAAATCAACTCAGCAACAACCACAGCAGTAATTAACCCATAACGTGCAATGGCTGTCTTTATGAGGCCTGGCACCCTATTGCCTTCCGATGGGCTGAACATCGAGTAAACAGGGGTAACAAATGGACCAGATGGCAGAAAACACACCAGAAGTTGAAATCGAAACCGACGCGTCAGAGCAGATTCCTGATGATGTCGAACTGGCTGAAGAAGTCGAAACAGAAGATGGCAGTGAGTCCTCCGGCAATGATGCAGAGGAAGCTACTGAAACTGATGACGACGAATCAGAGCAGGAATTCTACTTTGGTGATGAAAAGCTGGATTCGCCAACCAGAGAAGATAGCGCAGAGCATGGACTGGTAAAACACCTGCGCAAGACGATTAAAGAGAAAGACCGCGAGCTGAAAGAGCTGATGCGTCAGTCTCAGAAACCCGTCGAGCAGCAGCCGGTAATCACTCAACCACCGCGAATGCCAAAACTGGATGATGAGGACATCGGTTTCGATGAAGAAATCTACCAGCAACGCATGGCTAAGTGGGCAGAGGATAACGGCAAGTACCAGCAACAGGAGATGGCTCGCAAGCAGAAGGAGCAGGAGCTTCAGGCTGCCTATCAAGAGCGATTATCCAAATATCAGCAACGTGTTAAGGCTCTCAAGGTTCCTGGCTATCAGGAAGCAGAACAGGCCGTACTCGAGGAAATCCCCATCGAGACACAAAACGCGATCCTGTTTGAGTCAGAGAAGCCGGAAATCGTTGTTCTGGCGCTTGGTCGCAACGCTGAACTGCGCAAGCAACTGGCAGAAGCTACCAACCCCGTAGCAATTGGTCGTCTGCTGGAACGTATCGAATCTAAGGCCAGAATCATGCCAAAAGCAAAAACCACGGCAGCCACAACCCCGACAGTTAAGGGGAGCAACGGCGCAGTAATCAATAACCTCGACAAACTGAAAGCCAAGGCGCTGGAAACTGGTGACTGGACGCCGTATTTCGCCGCTAAAAAGGCAAAAAAATAACCTATCGGAGCATTAAGCATGGCTAACCAATTAGCAAAAGACCTTGAAATCATGTTCGAAAACTACGTTGAAGGCTTTGAGGCCGCCTGCGTAGTTTCCCGTAACGCTAAAAAATTCCGTCCCGGTGATACAGCAATGCAGCGAGCAGGTGATGTTCTGTATCGTCCGCAGCATTACCACATGAACATTGAGGAGGGCTTGGACCTCAGCGAAAAAACACCAACAGCACTGGTTCAGCGCCTTGTTCCTTCTGTGTTCAAGGAGCCGAAAAACATTCTGTACACTCTGGATGCGCGTGAAATGCGTGACCCGGAACATAAAACTGAAGCTGGTCGAGCCGCAGGTATGCGCCTTGCTGCACAGATTGACTCTGACCTGATTTCCATGGTCACGCAGCGTGCTACTAACGTGGTCGCAATTCCTGCCTCAGAAAATGGCTCACGGGGCCTTGCCTTGTGGAATGGTGCGGCGGATATTGATGCCACCATGACGGCGATTGGTGTACCTCAGGGTATCAACCGTCGCTCTTTCTGGAACCCATTCAACTACAAAGACCTTGCTGGCGAGCTTGGTCACCGTGCCTACGCTCAGGGCGCAACCCTGACAGCATACGAAAAAGCGCAGATCCCTCCGGTTGCTTCCTTTGATAGCTACAAGACCGATATTTCTGGTCGATTACCGAAAGGAAGCGCTGAATCCTTGACAGTATCAGGCCAACCTGAACACAAGGTTGAAGCGAAAGATTCAAATGGTATGCCAGTTGATAACCGACAGGGGACTATTACGGTATCTGCTAAAGGCTTGCAGGTTGGCGATGCGTTCACCATTGCTGGCGTGAATTCTGTACACCAGATCACCAAAGACACCACCGGGCAGCCGCAGGTATTCCGCGTTCTGGCAGTAAGCGGAACGACAGTAACTATCTCCCCGAAAATTCTGCCGCCTGACAACGCGGATGTCGCCAGCCGACCATATGCAAACGTTGATGCTAACGCGGCAAATGGTGCAGCAATTACCATTCTCAACAAAAATGCCGCACCGGCTAACCTGTTCTGGGCTGATGGTTCTGTTGAACTGATGTACGGCAAACTGGCGTTCCCAACTGGTCAGGGTCCACAGGTAATGACAGCAACCACCGAGCAGGGCGCTACGCTGATCATGTCTTACGCCTTCGACCACATCAAAGGCGTAACCACTGCTCGTTTCACCACTCTGTACGGTTGCTCTGTACTTGTTCCTGAATATACGGGCATCGTTATTGCCGGGCAGTAATTTTGGTGGGGCTTCGGCCCCATTTTTATTGGGAGAAGACAATGGCACGAACAATGCTCTATAAGCCGGGCAACATGATCACCTGTGGTCAGTTTGCTGTCGATTACATCATTGTTGATGACGAAGAAGTTAAATCTCACCTGAAAAAAGGCTGGGTAAAAACTCCTGAAGAAACCGCAACGAAGCATAAAGTGGCTAAGGAGGAAGAAGATGGCGAAAACGAAGGGTGATCTCGTTCTTAAGGCTTTACGAAAAGCCGGGCTGTATTCCAATGCCACGTTGACAGATGCTGACCCTCAGGCAATTGAAGATGCCATTAATGACCTCGAAGACATGATGGCAGCATGGCAGGCGAAAGGCATCGAACTTGGATATCAGTTTGCTGATACAGAAAACGGCATCATGCCGTTACCTGACGATGATTCAGGTATCCCTGCATGGGCAAATGATGGCGTCGCTTTGAAACTCGCTGTGCAAGTGTGCATGGATAACGTCATTCAGCCGTCAGACGCTCTCCTTACCGCTGCTGACAGTGCATATCAGACAATCTGTATCGCTTTAACCAAAATACCACCACTTGAGCGGCGAAATGACATGCCTCGCGGTAGTGGTAACAAAAGCGCGTTTACGTGGAATCGGTTTTACATCGAGAAAGATGAACCGAGTACGTGAGGTGAATAAATGCCGATTCAGCAACTTCCGCTTATGAAAGGTGTCGGCAAAGACTTCCGAAACGCCGACTATATCGACTATCTGCCAGTGAATATGCTGGCTACACCCAAAGAAATCCTGAACAGCAGCGGATATCTTCGCTCATTCCCGGGCATTGCCAAACGTTCTGATGTGAACGGTGTATCTCGCGGCGTTGAGTACAACATGGCGCAGAATGCTGTTTATCGTGTGTGTGGTGGCAAGCTGTACAAAGGAGAAAGTGAAGTCGGTGACGTTGCCGGAAGTGGTCGCGTATCAATGGCGCATGGTCGGACATCTCAGGCGGTAGGCGTTAATGGTCAACTGGTCGAGTATCGTTATGATGGCACGGTTAAAACCGTCTCAAACTGGCCTACAGACAGCGGATTCACGCAGTATGAGTTAGGCGCAGTCCGCGACATTACGCGCTTACGTGGGCGTTATGCGTGGTCAAAAGACGGAACTGATTCATGGTTCATCACTGACCTTGAAGACGAATCACATCCTGACCGATACAGCGCACAATATCGTGCAGAATCGCAGCCTGACGGCATCATTGGCATCGGGACATGGCGAGACTTCATCGTCTGCTTTGGTTCATCGACTATTGAATATTTCTCCCTGACTGGTGCAACCACTGTTGGTGCTGCTCTGTATGTCGCACAGCCATCGCTGATGGTGCAGAAAGGCATTGCCGGGACTTACTGCAAAACGCCATTCGCTGATTCTTATGCGTTCATCAGCAATCCGGCAACAGGTGCGCCGTCTGTGTACATCATCGGTTCCGGTCAGGTATCACCAATCGCCAGCGCGAGCATTGAGAAAATACTCCGCTCCTACACTGCTGATGAGCTGGCTGATGGTGTGATGGAATCGCTGCGATTTGATGCTCATGAGTTGCTGATTATCCACCTTCCGCGCCATGTTCTCGTGTACGACGCATCTTCAAGCGCCAATGGTCCGCAATGGTGCGTACTGAAAACAGGCCTGTATGACGATGTGTACCGCGCTATCGACTTCATTTACGAAGGCAATCAGATAACGTGCGGCGATAAGCTGGAATCGGTTACCGGCAAATTGCAGTTCGATATCAGCAGCCAGTACGACAAGCAACAGGAACACCTGCTGTTTACTCCACTCTTCAAAGCGGATAACGCCAGATGCTTCGATCTGGAGGTGGAATCATCCACTGGCGTAGCTCAGTACGCTGACCGCCTGTTCCTCTCTGCAACCACTGACGGCATCAATTACGGACGTGAGCAGATGATTGAGCAGAATGAACCGTTCGTTTACGACAAACGCGTTTTGTGGAAGCGAGTTGGGCGCATCAGGAAAAATGTCGGCTTCAAATTGCGTGTTATCACTAAGTCACCTGTCACTCTGTCAGGCTGCCAGATAAGGATCGAGTAATGGCTGATTCGAATCTCAATGAGCCGGTAATCATTCAGGCTACACGACTCGATACATCAATCCTTCCACGCAATATATTCAGCCAGTCTTACCTGCTGTATGTCATAAATCAGGGAGCTGATGTCGGCGCAATTGCCGGGAAAGCAAATCAGGCTGGTCAGGGCGCTTACGATGCTCAGGTGAAAAACGATGAACAGGACGTCGAACTGGCTGATCACGATGCAAGAATCACCGCAAACACAAAAGCGATAAATCTACTTGAGGTCAGGTTAACAACTGCCGAAGGGAAGATAGTCGTACTGCGTAGCGATGTTGATTACTTGCTGGATGAGGTTATCGATATTCAGGCGCATCTGGTCACTGTTGACCAAAGACTGGATGGCGTAGAAAGCGATGTATCTGACATTAAGAGTGATTACGTATCGAAAACTGTAACCGAATCGCAGTCTCTTGCGTCACCGCTGGATGTAAAAACATCATATTCAGTTGATGGAATTCAGGTCGTTGGAGCAAGGCAGACCGGATGGACTGCAGCCACAGGTACGCCACTTCTTGGCTCATTCAACGCTAACCAGTCATACACGGTCGGCACTACGTACACACAATCCGAAGTCGCGGCTCTCGCTACAGGTTTGCAGCAGGCGCGGCAGCGTATTCTGGCGCTTGAAACGGCACTTAGATTACATGGGCTGATTGACTGATGATTACATTCAAACCAACGCGAAACATCGACCTGATCGAAGCAGTCGGAAATCACCCTGACATTATCGCTGGTAGCAACAACGGTGATGGATACGACTACAAACCTGAATGCCGTTACTTTGAGGTGAACGTGCACGGGCAGTTCGGCGGCATTGTTTACTATCAGGAGATTCAGCCGCTGACATTCGATTGCCACGCCATGTACCTGCCAGAGGTTCGTGGATTCAGCAAGGAAATCGGGCTGGCGTTCTGGCGATACATTCTGATTAACACCACCGTTCAGTGCGTCACATCGTTCGCCGCGCGCAAATTCCGCCACGGTCAGATGTACTGCGCAATGATTGGCCTTAAGCGTGTAGGAACCATCAAGAAATACTTCAAAGGCGTGGATGACGTGACTTTTTACAGCGCCACACGCGAAGAACTAATCGACTTCCTGAATCACGGGAGATAGCCATGTTATATGCATTTAAACTGGGCAGAAAACTGCGCGGTGAGGAACCTTATTGCCCTGAAAAAGGCGGGAAAGGTGGCAGTTCTGATAAAAGTGCAAAGTATGCCGCAGAAGCCCAGAAGTATGCCGCAGACCTGCAAAATCAGCAGTTCAACACCATCATGAACAACCTGAAGCCGTTTACTCCTCTGGCTGATAAGTATGTCGGCAGCCTCGAGAACTTATCGTCTCTGGAGGGGCAAGGTCAGGCGCTTAACCAGTATTACAACTCTCAGCAGTACAAAGATCTTGCTGGTCAGGCTCGCTATCAGAGTCTGGCGGCAGCGGAAGCAACAGGTGGATTAGGTTCCACCGCAACCAGTAATCAGTTAGCAACAATCGCACCAACGCTTGGTCAGCAATGGCTATCTGGTCAGATGAACAATTACAACAACCTGGCAAATATTGGTCTTGGCGCTCTTCAGGGGCAGGCAAACGCCGGGCAAACATATGCCAACAACATGAGTCAGATTTCACAGCAAAGCGCGGCGCTGGCTGCGGCAAACGCCAACCGACCGTCAGCATTGCAGCAGGGGGTTAGTGGTGCTGCATCCGGTGCGCTTTTGGGGGTGGCATAGCCAGTGCTCTCGAGCTATCAACTCCGTGGGGTGCTGGTATCGGTGCTGGTCTTGGTCTGCTTGGCTCGTTGTTTTAAGGGGTAATCAATGGCTACGTGGCAACAGGGTATTAATTCTGGTGGTTTTCTGGCTGGCATCGGTACGCAAAATGAGAATGCGCCAAAGGCAAGCGACATTAACGCAACGCTTGGTCTGATCCGCGAAAACAATGAACTGGCTCGCTCAGGTGCAAATAACGTTGGTCTGACCGCGTTACGTGGTCTGGCTGGAGTTGCTGATATTTACAATCAGGAACAGCAACAGAAAGCTATTAGTGCGTTCAATAAGGTTCACGCTGATGCATGGGCTTCTGGTGATCCATCGGGACTATTTAAGTTTGCCCAGGAAAATCCAGCGTTTGTTGCGCAGGCACAACAGGCGTTTTCCGGTCTTAATGAGCAGCAACGCAACGATATGGGCGATTTAGCCATGAGGGCTAACGTCGCTCTTTCTCAGGGACCGGAAGCCTACAGTAAATTCATTACTGACAACAAGGACAGGTTAAATCGCGTTGGTGCTAATGCTGACTGGATGATTCAGACAGGTATCCAGAATCCAGAGCAGCTATCACACATGCTGACTACTATGACGCTAGGGGCTGTTGGTCCGGATAAAATGCTGGATTATCAGGATAAGATGGTTGGTCGCCAACTAGAGAAAGGGCGATTGGATGAAAGCATCCGTCAGGCTGATATGGAGAATGCGAGAGGATGGGCAAATATCCAGAACGCTCAACTAGACAGGGCTCAGCGGGCACAAATGCATAATGATAACGTAGCCCTGAAGTTGCAGGAATTAGGGATGAAACAACAGGAAAGCGGAAAGATTGACCCAAAACTTGTTCGAGATCTGAATAGTGATATTAATGGGTTCTCAAAGAATTATTCTGCAATGCGCAGTGCTTCTGACAACCTACAAGCCCTTGGGAAGCGCAACACTCCAGCCGCGCAGTTGGGAATGATTTTCAACTATATGAAATCGCTGGATCCGCAATCTGTGGTACGCGAAGGTGAGCAAGTGCAGGTAAAACGCACTGATGGAATATTCGGCACACTTGGTAACTATGTTAGCCAATTATCTAACGGCAAGATGCTGAATAATGAGCAAGTCCAGGACTTAATCAACACCTCAAAACTGATGGCAAATACTGAAGGCCAAAAGTTTAATCAGCAAATGGATGATTATCTTTCAACTTATGGAGATTCTCTCCCCAGCGGACTAACTAAGCAATTGCAATCCAGAAAAGCCAAGCTGTATGAAGATATTCAGCAGCCTGCACAACAACAGAGCAATAACCAACAACCGACAAATACCCAACAGCAGCAGAGTCAATCCGGATCATATACCTCAAAATCAGGCATTCAATTTACGGTGGAATGATGAAAGTAACTGCAAACGGTAAGACATTTACCTTTCCTGATGGTACGAGCACCGAAGATATTGGCACCGCCATTGATGAGTATTTTGCTGGTCAGGCTGTTCAGCAACAAACAGTTAATCAGGCCAATAATGAACAAGCACGTGAAGAACCATCATTGATGCAACAAGCTGGCGATTGGCTCACTGGTGGTCAAAGTGCAGGGCAAATTGCAGAACAGGCTGGTCGTGGTCTGGTAAACATACCATTTGACGTATTGCAGGGTGGCGCAAGTCTGATTAATGCAATCAGTCAGGGGCTTGGTGGGCCAAAAGTATTGGATGATGTCTATCGTCCAGTCGATCGACCGACAGACCCTTACGCGCAAGCCGGTGAAACAATTGGTGGGTATCTCCTGCCAATTGGCACAGCGGCAAAAGCTGCTGGAGCGCCAGCAAAGCTCGCTGGAGATATCGGTTCCGCAGGAAACATGATTGCAGGTTCTCTTGCTGATGCTGCAAATCAGGAGGGCGACTTTGCACAAAATGCTGCCATTAACGGTGGTATCAATATTGGTGCTCAAGGCGTTCTTTCAGGTGTCGGGCGCGTTATTGCGCCAAGGGTTTCACAGGCTCTTGGTGGTGCAGCACTGAATTCTGCTAATGATGTTTCCAGGATGGCAAAGTCAGGTGCTGGGCGTCGGTCAATTGCCAGTCAGGCCGCTAATGTGTCCGAAGATGTAGCAAAAGCGGCTGAGTCTGCTGGAATTGATATAAACGCATTAACACCAGGAATGCGATCTGGAAGTCGTGGAATTGCACAAGCTGAAGGCGCATTGGCATCAACACCAGGAATTGTTCAGGACGCCCATCAGGCAGCATTTAACGAAATATCATCAAAGTTAAGTCGAAACCTTGATGAATTTGGGGCCGCATCTGGAACGGCATCAGAAAAAAGTGCGGCTATAAAACAAAGGATTCTTCAAAATCTTGATCAGATGAAGGATGCCGAGCGCGCGGCATGGGATGACGTGCGGTCAACAATGCCAAATCAAAAAGCAAGAATGCTAAATGGTAATGCCGTTATTCAGGCAGAGCGATCTGCTGGCATACCACTTACTCCTGAAATGAAACAGTTTGTTCAGGCAAACAATCAAGGTGGAGTAACATTTGATGGCATGAAAGCATGGAGAGCGAAATTTGCTGATGCGGAGCAAAAATATAAGCGTAGCGGAGAGGCAAATGCGGCAAGGAGAGCAGGGGAAATACGCCGGGCAATTACTGATGATATGCGCACAATGGCGGAAAACGGCGGATTTCTTGATGACTGGCAGAAAGCTAATGATCTGTCTAAAGCGAGGTTATCAGCACAAGAGAGTGCAGAGTCTGTTTTCGGGCGTGATTTGGCAACAGATGCACTGATTACGAATGGAGTAAAATCCCTTCAATCATCGTCAGCTAAAGGTCTTAATGGTCCTGCTGGGTTCCATTCTATGATCCGCGCGCTGCCAGAATCAGAGCGTGTTCCTGCTATATCATCAATGTTGCAAGATGCTATCTCGCATGGTGTACGTGGTGGCAAAGCTGATGCAGCAGGAATTAACCATATCGCAGGGATACTTACCCCACAAAATGTAAAAGCCATTAGCAGATATTCCTCAGATCTCGGAAGAATTGCTGATGCATATGGCACTCTTGCAAGAGCGGCAGTGAAACCTCAGCAGTATATTGAAAGAACAGGGAGAACTGCCAATGTACTACGCGATCTGGATGCTGGTTTATCCAACGTCACATCAACAGTGTTAAATGCAATTGCCAACTCAACATCAGGTGCCATTGTTGGTGGCGCTGGAGGGGGTATTGCAGGCGCTGCCGCGGGTGCTTTAGTTGGCGCCGGGTTAAAAGGTGCTGTATCTAAAATTGCCACCACGCGTAGCGGTCGATATGCGATAGAGAAAGCAGTTCAGGAAGCCACGAAAGCAGTAAGAGCTGGCGGAAGTAAAGAAGCATTAGCGGCGGCGGAACGCAGATTTATGGCAAATAAAGCCGCCGTAAAAGCAATACGTGATGCAGTTGGAAACGAAGAGTTCAATCGCTTAGCGAGGGCTGGCATTGTAGCGTCGCTAAGCGGAATAGCACAGGAGTAATTAATCATCCATGGATGGATTGAGCTTATCTCGTGTTGATGTGGCGATTTGTCCTACATTCCTAAGCCAAGATTTCAAATCCTTGATATTGTCATTGATTTCATGAATATCTTCTTTTTTTAGTCTGTTAATATTATTCTCAATAATTTCAATGGATTGCTCAATATCAGATATAGTGAATGATAGTTTGTTCTTCTCATCTTTTATTGAGCTTTTAAGTGCTTCGTTCTCAGTCTTGAGGTCAGATATCTTTTGTTTTAAAGATGCCAGTTGGTACTGAACCACAATGAGTGCGATAGCTATCACGATAACTGTTGTATACACACAAATCTCCTTAGTTAGTAGCTATTTGGTAACCAAGGCAATAAACAGCGGAGCAAGGATTGCAGATATCATGAGGGCGATAAGCCACTTCTGATTCTCGTCCATCTTATCTGCTAGGCGACGCTCCATTCCGTGCATGTCGCCACGGATGCCAATCAACTCTTTTCTAGTTTCTGATATTAGCTTTTCTTGGTTGGCGGCAATCGTTTCAATGCGGGTCATTCTACTGTTCATATCTGATCCTCCTCCATTGCCACCTCCATGTGCTGGCTCTTCTGAGTCTTCAATTCCGATGGGGGCAAATTCGCTATTCGGAAAAGGATTGTCAGCATCGTAAGCCAACTTCAACTTAGACATTGCTGTTTTTCTCCCTTAGATACCAGCTTAACACAACACCTGTGTTGTACTGCATAATGTATCCGCAATGCTTGCAAATTACATGATAAGAGTAATTTATTGGGTTGAATGATTCATCTTCGTTTTTTATATATTCACCATAATGGGCATGCCTACCCATGATGTCTTTTCCATTATCCTGATTTACAAATTGAACTTGAGGGACAACCATTTCAGACTGCCCGCACATTGGGCATTCGTCTGGAACACCTTTAGCTCTCAAGAAAGAGTCGAGAACCTTTGTAGTTATAGACGATAGCGCCTTGCGATATTCAGCCTCTCGCAGTTGATCGTCTGAGTATCCTGAATTGTCACTCATTTTTCATCCTTACCATACATGGTCTTTAGCGTCTCAACATCGCGTTCAAGATCTATCAATCGTGATGCTATAGTTGCAAGGTCTAGTGCTTGAATGTGTTTATTTTTTTCGGTCCACGCTTCAAGTGCCGCGACCATCTCAGCATTTAATGAACGAGAATTAGCCTCAGCCAGCTCAATAAGACGTTCCTTTATCTCTACAGGAAGCCTCAGATTCACTTGAGGGTTTTTGTACTTACGATCAGACATCGGCGCATCCTGAATAATTTTTTACCACAGGATATGTAGGTATCTATTGACTATCAATGCGTACCTAAATACTATGTATGCGTACCACATACAAAGGAGCAAAAATGAAAGTTAAGACATTAAGGATGCCAGAATGGCTAGAAAAGGCTTTGGAGCAGTCCGCGAAAAAGGATGATCGGTCGTTCAGTAATGAGGTATTGAGGAGACTAAAGGAGTCAGTAGCTAAGGATGGAATTGTTTGTCCAGAATGAGTAAAGCCCAAGCTATTGCGAGTAGCTCGGGCTTAAATCGCCAGTAAATTTTGAGGAAAAACTGACATGAAAAGTATAGCAACAGCAGTATCTACTATCAACGTGCCATTCCACGGCGCAGAGCTTTATGTCGTCAATCACAACGGTGAGCCGTACACCCCAATGAAACCTATCGTTGAGGGAATGGGGCTAGACTGGAAATCTCAACATAAGAAGATTTCTCAACGCTTCTCGAAGGGTATGGTGGAAATCACCATACCTTCTGCCGGTGGGGTGCAAGCCATGATTTGTATGGCTTTACGAAAATTGGCAGCTTGGTTGAACAGCATCAGTCCTAACAAAGTCCGCCCTGAAATCCGCGACAAGGTAATCCAGTATCAGGAAGAGTGTGACGATGTGCTCTACGAATACTGGACTAAAGGCCATGTAGTTAACCCACGCAAAGTTAAAAAGGCGTTGCCGGGTAAAATCACCACTGAACAGCAGGAAGCCATTAAACAACTCGTCATGAGTCGCGGTCAGTCTCTGCCAAAAGAAAAACAGGCTAAGGCGATGATCACCATGTGGTCGTCACTGAAATCCCATTTTGGATGTTCGTACAAAGAAATCAGTGAGGAGCAGTTTACCGAAGCACTGTCACTTGCAGCTCGAGTTCCACTTGAAGGTGAGTTCATTGGCAAACAAGAGAAGAAAACCGACGAGCTTTCTGCAAAAGAAGCAAACAGCCTTGTATGGTTATGGGATTATGCCAACCGTTCACAGGCATTATTCCGCGAACTGTATCCGGCATTAAAACAAATTCAATCGAACTATTCCGGCAGATGCTACGACTACGGTCATGAATTCTCGTATGTTATCGGAATGGCGAGAGACGTTTTAATAAACCACACACGAGATGTTGATATTAATGAGCCAGACGGACCAGCGAATCTTTCCGCATGGATGAGACTTAAGAATAAAGAATTACCTCCTTCAGTACATAACTACTGACAGATAACCAACGCAACGACCCAGCTTCGGCTGGGTTTTTTTATGCCCAAAATTCACCGTAGCCATGCTGCGGCGATTCCTTGTATCTGGAGCAAATTAAATGACAGACATTACAGCCAATGTTGTAGTGAGCATGCCTTCGCAACTCTTCACTATGGCGCGTTCTTTTAAAGCCGTAGCTAATGGCAAAATTTATATCGGTAAAATTGACACTGACCCGGTAAATCCTGATAACCAGATTCAGGTCTATGTTGATAACGAAGATGGTTCTCACGTTCCTGTTGCACAGCCAATCGTCATCAATGCCGCTGGGTATCCAGTATATAACGGACAGATTGCCAAATTCGTAACTGTGCAAGGCCATTCTATGGCTGTTTATGATGCATGTGGTGCGCAGCAGTTTTATTTTCCTAATGTGCTGAAGTATGACCCTGATCAGTTTCAGAAGAGGTTGGCATCCTTTGATGATGGTGATGGGGATGAATTAGTGTCGGTGAAACAACCATTCCCCGGAGCAGCAAATCAAACTCAACACCAAAAGAACCAACAAATCATTGATGTTCTTGACTTCGGTGCTCATCCATCGAATGCTGACAATAAAGTAGCTCTGCAATTTGCGCTAGATGCAATATATAGCATTGGAGGAGGTACACTACAGTTTTCACTACCAGGCATATATACTTTGCTTTCTGAGTTGCAAATAAAATCAAATACTCACCTAAAGATGACTGATGGCGTAACCATTAAACGTAATTTTTCTAATGACGTTATGCTGAGAATAAACCCTAATACTGGCACTAACATTAAAATAACAGGCGGAATACTAGATGGAGGAGGACAAGACCACCCTACAGATCCTTTTGACATCATTGCGGCCTCCTCACCAAGAAATCTTTCTATTGTTGGAGTAACATTTCTTGATGTAGTCGATTTTCATGCTGTAGATATTGCTGACGGGCAAGGGGTGATTATAAGAGACTGTAAGTTTCTTGGCTTCAAACCACTTTCCAACCGAAATTATTCAGAAGCGATACAGTTAGATCCGGGGATTGAATCTCTTGGCGATTATTACCCAAACATCAATGTTCTTGTTGATAACTGTTATTTTGGTTCAAATCCACAAAATACCACCACTGGGTTTGGGGCGTGGGGGGCGGGGGTTGGGAACCATGCTAATTCATATGGGAATCAGGACAAAAATATAAGGGTCATAAACTGCAGGTTCGATGGAATGCTCTTTGCCGGGGTAAGGGTTTTCAACTGGTATGATTGGGTGGTTAGCGGATGCTCTTTCTATAACAGTACCGCGCGAGGAGTTCATGTAACCCCATTCCCATCATCATCAAAACCACAGGGGGCAAGGAGGGGGCGCATTGTTGGCAATTATTTTGAAGGCGTTAGATCCCCGATTCTTCTTGCTGCACCTACATATCCATATACAGATACATCAGATGCATTTCATGAAGATATCGTAATATCCAACAATTCCATGTTTATTACAGAGTCTCAATCATATGCAGTAGACGCAAGATGGGTTTCAGGACTAACTGTCACTGGAAACACAGCAAGAGGCGGAATCGGTTTTTTCAAAGGTGATTTTATTAACAAATCAATCATCTCTAATAATGAATACGATTCAGGAACATCAAGTTCTTTATGGATTTCTGAAACCAATGCAGAAGAATTTATAGGGTCTGGTTTTTCGCATGATGTTGTAATTTCTAGCAACATCTTTAGAAATATTTCCCTGCATGGGATTCATATTAATGGTAAATATTCAAATGTTACTATTCAATCAAACATTATAGCTGGGGTTTCTACCGCAGATAACAACCATAATGGTATACGAATTGACTCTGGTGCAGAAAATGTAATTGTTAGTTCAAATCAAATTCGTGATGGCATTGCAACTAATAAACCATCAGTTGGTATATTTGCTACATCAACCTGTAAGAGCGTGTCATTTATAGGGAATGTTTCATTTGGAACATCAGCCACACAGAATAATCAAGCTACAGATAAAAGCTCACTTGTGATATTTGGGCAAGAAGGCAACCCAACATCTAGCGGAGTTGGAGCACCAGTTGGTTCTATTTACACTCGTTCTGATGGAGGTGGAAATACAGTACTTTATATAAAGGAAAGCAACACAAATGCTACAGGTTGGGTTAATAAGTAAAACCAGCATTTAAATACAATATATATCATAAAATTTACATAATAGTTATAACTATGATTCTTGCTTAAGAATTTATAAAAACTGAGACACACAAAGCTTTGCACTGGATTGCAAGGCTTTGTGCTATTCGATAGTTAAGGTGTATCACTCCACCTTTTCATCAATCCAGTCCGCCCACCACTGCATCATTTCTCTGCGCTTATCGAGATACTGAGCATGGTTGTAAATCCCTCGCACAGATCCGCCGTTGGCATGTGCCAGTTGCACTTCAATAGCGTCAGCAGGCCATTCGTGCTCGTTCATAATCGTGCTGAATTCATGCCTGAATCCGTGACCGCTTTCCAGACCTTCATAGCCGATTTGTTTGATCACAAGCAGTACCGCGTTCTCGCAGATTGACTTCTTCTTATCGTTGCGCCCGGCAAAAACAAACTCTGATACTGGTTTGGTGATTGAGCTTAGCGTAGTGAGAAGTTCAACCACCTGGTCTGACATCGGGACCACATGAATTTTGCGTCCCTTCATCACATTGGCGTCGATGGTGATAATTCTGTTTTCAAAATCGACGTTCTTCCATAGCATGGAACGAAGCTCTTTCGTTCTTAGGGCAGTGTAGCGTAAAACCTTGGTGGCAATGAGCGATACGATACTTCCTGAAAATGTTGCCAGTGCTTTATTGAATGCCGGGATCTGGTCTGCAGGAAGAAACGGGAAGTTCTTCTTGCGGTACCCATTCATGGCGTCAGCAAGGTCAGGTGCCGGGTTATATTTAGCCCTGCCGGTGACAATAGCGTAACGGAAAACCTCGCCGCATCTTCTGCGGGCTTTGTTGGCTCGCTCCATTGCACCGCGATCTTCAAATCTGCGGATTACTTCCAGCAGTTGCATCGGCTCAATATCCTGAATCTCAAGACCGCCGATGATGGGTAAAATGTCGTCATCAAACATTTTGGCAAGTTCAGTTGCATAGCCTACTGACCAGACTTGCTTCTTGTGCTCGTACCATTCCTTGTAAATGGCACTAAAGGAATTGTTGTTAGACGAAGCCTTTTTCGCTTTTACCGGATCGATGCCAACCGAGATGTCTTTCCTCGCGGTCCATGCTTTATCTCTTGCCTCCTGCAAAGTCATTAGCGGATATTTTCCTACGGTCAGGATTTTCTCCTTACCGTCAATCTTGTAGCGAAGCTGCCATACCTTTTTCCCTGACACAGGGACATAAAGGTACAGGCCATTACCATCGAGTAGGCGGTATGGTTTTTCTTTCGGCTTTGCTGCTTCAATCTGCTTAACGGTGAGCAT